CGATGTTTCTCTCGATACTCCAATATTAATGGAGGTACAATTGCTAAAAATATGAATACTAATGCTCCTACTATTTCTTCTGTTGTAAAATAATCTTCCATTTCTAAAGTTATTACTATAGGGATGCTGAATGCTGCTCCTTCCAGTCCTTGTTCCCTATTGGGGATTGGAAAGCTCTACTGATTGTTAAAAGTCTTTACGAATATCTTCTTTGATTCTCTTGATATTACAAGTTTATGAATAATTGGATATTCTTTTACACTTATTCTTGCGAATTTACAAAAATCTTTGATTTTATTTCTTACTTTATCTGATGTTACTTTTATTTCTATTGTTTCATCTGATACTATACATTCGGTATCTTTGTGACACAATATTTCCATTGTCACATTATACCTCGTACATACTACAGTTAATCTTATAATCATTATTGATAATATTAAGATTAATACTCATCATCATTTAGTCTCTCTAAAAGCTCCTTTGTTGTTATATTGGATTCTTTTATAGATACTTCTTGTAATTCACTCGGATCTACTATTAATTCTTTTTCATCTACGAACTCTGTTACAGGTATATTGTTTCTTCTAAGAAACTCTTGTACTCCATGTCTTGTTCGTGACGATGTTAATTTAAGAACTAATTGGTAATCTACCCATGATATTGATGCTGTTACTGGAACTAACCATTCTGCTTCAATATCAGTTATAACTATTCTTAGAGTTCTCGATGTCATGTTTCCATTTCTCTAATTGATTCTTATACTCTAAATAGTTTCTCTCACATTCTATGTTTTCACTGTCCATTGCAACTGCAATTAAATTCTTATTTAATGTTACAATTGATTGATCAATTTCTGCTGAATACGAAATAAAGTGCTTTGCTTCTCTATGTACTAAGAATAATATTGAATCACTTAAACTATTTGCAATAGCTTTTGCTGCTTTCTGTTTAGTGAATATTAATTCATTTCCATATACTACGAATACATCATAAGTTACTGCTATGATTTCATCTGTTACTCGATCTTTAATATATACTACCATACGTTTAATGTTTTAAATGAAATTAATACTACAAATTCAATGAGATATAGTATTAGTATAAAGCTCAAATAATTAATCTAAAAATATCTAAGTTTACTTCAAATCATATTGATACCAATTCGAAGCATTTTGATATTTGGAATGTTAATGTGAATTGTTTTGAATATGCTTAGGATTTATTGCGAATATTTCTGCGAATATTTCTAAAGCATTTAATAGCTCACTGAATACTGTATACTCTATACTCAATACTCTTAATTGTATTCAAATTGCTCTATTCTGCATTAATTATACTGAATATAACATTGATACAATTGCAAATATTAAGAGTTTTGCGAATACTCATTCTGATTCTAATTCAAATAACTCTGATATTCAAGGTTGAGGCTTGTGAGTATTTGAATTAATTCTGAATCTAGTGCTAATGCTTTGCATATAAATTCTAGGCTTTTAATTGCATCTTTTCTGATTCTAATTCAAAATTCTTTGCATATTGCATTGCTCTGAATTTAGCATTCTGCATTTAATTTGCAAATAGTGCTAACACTTCGTAGATTTTAATTGCATACATTCTAATGCTAATTCAAAACTTTTTTATTGCTTTTGGTTCACGGTTTGCAACACTTTGATTTTAATTTGCAATTACTAATATAGCTTCGCAGATTCTATTTATGCAAATTTAGATTCTAATTCAAAACTTTTTGCAGCTTTCGGTGTTCTGTGTTTGACACTCTGAATTTAATTTGCAATTACTACTGATATTCTGCATATAAATTCAAAGCTTTTAATTGCATCTTTTCTACAGTTAATTCTAAACTTTTTACAGTTTTCAGTTCTCTGTATGAAATACTTTGATTTTAATTTGCAATACTTGAACGTCGGAGAGGCGCGTGAGAAGACGTTTTTGAAGACGGTATTTCTATTGAAGTTGAAGATGCTGCTATAAACGCCATTTCTACTCATCATTCTCACTCTCAACCTCAAATCCAAACTGTCTACATTTCTCCCGTATCCACTCACTAATATTCGGTTCATTCTCCGCCCACTTCGCAGCTTTCTCTTGCAATTCAGCAAATAAATTCTGTCCTAATGCTTCAACTTCTTTAACATATTCCGGGTACATATACTTCTCTAATTTGTCTAATACATCATATACCTTCTGATATTTCTTAGACAATTTCGATTGCTTTTCTAAATACCTGTAAATATATAGAAGCTTCGCAAAGTCTTCAAGTTTGAACAACGTCGATACTTCGTAAGCCACTTCCAGCGTCTCAACTGTCGGCATTGTTTCACGTGAAACATCAAGATGTTCTTCTGTTAATGCTAAGGCTTCAAGCTGTTTACAGCGTTTAAATTCAAGTATTTCTTTAGTAATATTATCAATGCTTCGAGCATATTCAGATTTACTTAAATCATCTTGCATATCAGCAAGCTTAGCATCAATTATCTTAACATTACGCTTAAATTCTCTAATAGCATTATGAGCTAACTCGATGTCATTACTGCGTTTAATAATAGCATCATAGAAATTATCTTTAATAACCGGAGAACGATATGTACCTTTTGTACTTAGAGTAAGTGCAAATATATCCGGAAGTGCAACAATTTCCTTATAGTCTTCTCTATCTTTAAGAACGTAATCAAGACGATTAGCTTCAAGATATTGTGTTAAAAATTTACAACTCTGTGCATTTGAATTAGAGAATCTTATATTCACTTCATCAGTATTGATGTAAAGTAAATCATAAGAAATATCAACAGTTTGACCTTTATAAATAACGTGTAATTTCATGATCATTAGTCGGATTAATTAAGTAACAAAAAGAAGAGGCAGCACTGAGAGTATACTCAGCACCACCTCACGGAATTTACGCAGCTTCTTCTGCTTGTTCAGTAGCAACAGCTTCAACTGCTTTAGGTTTAACAACAGCTTCACGTTGCTTACGAGCTGTCTCGATGTTCTTGATGAAGCCAGAAACAATATCCGCACCAACACCAAGTTTACCGAATACACCGATAAGACCTAAGCTACCAACATTGTCAGCACCTGCAAAGCTGTTGAATGTTTTCTCGTGATACGTCCATTCTTCGGTATCAGGGTCAATATAACCGGTTTCACCTGCGATGTTCTCATCAATGCTAAAGTTCACAACATTACCTGCGAATACAATCGCATTAAGACCGTATTTATCATACTGATCATTAGTGATGTAAACATCAACAAGGGGAGCACCATTCAGAGGATCAACACGAACAATCTGACAATTATGCCGAAATTTACCTTCTTTAAAGTCGTCTTTGTTAATCTCTTTAATAGAGATAATTTCACCGATAACTGAACGTCTCACTGGATTCTTTAATTCGTCTGCCATAACTTTAAGTATTAGAATTTCTAGGACGATCACCACGACCGCCAATTACAATAAGGGGTTTAGTCGTGTTGATTAGACGGAGTTTGTAGGGTCTTAAAAAAATAAGAGTAGCACTAATAGCACTACTCTTAACACATTAAGATTCTAATTCATCTAATAATGCTTCAGTAAAAGGATTAATCTCAATAGAATCTTCACCATTAACTTCATAATAATCACTCATAACTTAATCAAATTTATCAGGTTTAATAATAGATGCAATAGTAATTGCAATTACAACTCCTAATAGAAATCCAATGAACACTTCACCATTAATATTAGATGCAAACCAATCAGCTAAACTCTCAGCAGCTGATAATAAGAAGAGCACCACCAATATGATGATGCACTTCACTAATGTCTTTAATACTCTCATTTGTTTAACTCTTTTAATTCATTATACATATCCTTAATACCATGCTTAGCACAAGCAATCAACAAGTTAATATCATTAGTCTTAACAACATCAACTACTTGCTTGTGTGTAGTCGTGTGAAACTTCACTTCTTCATTGATGTCCTCATCATCAATATACTGAGTAACATCAGCTATGCAATCTTTATAGACTACATCAATAATCTTACCAACAAGACCATCAATCTTATCAAAGATCTTCTTACCAATGAACAAGCGTTCAATAGTATTACCTTCTAGATCATTGCAATCAATCAGATAACGATCTTGATAATCCTCAGTGTCTTTAAGAACAGCAATTGCATTCAACACAATTGCACTCATCTTCTTAACTTCAGGAGCATTAATCATTGTATTCATAAGATAGATACGATTCACCTTAGCATCGTGAGGTTCAAAATTAATATTTATTTTAATTAAATCCATGCTATCAAGAGGAGATAGTCGTGAGATAATAGAAATTATAACTGCAACATCTCTATGGAAAATTGTAGTTCCAATTCGGAAAATCATTCCTCATGAATCATCGACGGGGGCATTCCCCCAAGCATTACAAGGGGGTGCTGTCGTATAAGGAGGTCCCCATACATAGACTCTCACAATCGATATAAAACCAAGCAACAGAGTCACTAAAAGTTTTAGAATTAATAATTGTAATAACAATAGAAAATGTTTTAGAATTTGCAATAAAAGAATCATGAGAATAAACCATGCAATAGAGCTAACAGAAGTCTTAGAATTATTGCCACCAAAATCAATAGAAATTCCATAAGAATCAAAATTAAAAATTGCATTACTAAAAGTCTTAAAATAACCAATAATAAAATCCAGAGAATATCCGCAATAAATTGCAATAGAATGGATTTCCGCACACAGACTTTCACACCTGACCTATAGATAAGCAACAGTGTCATTAAAGCCAATAGAAAATTGAACAACAATGATAATAGAAAGTGTTTTAGAATTAATAATAGAAGATTGGTAAAGACGAGCCTATGTAATAGAAATTGCAAAATGAATTAAATTAGCTGCCATGCTTATATTCAAAGTATTTTAAGTAATTGCAATATCAAAAGAATTAGAATAAGCACTTAAATCACTCTGTGTACAAATCCGAGTATTAGAGTTTGCAATGTGAATTGAATAAGAAGCCTTGCTGATATTCAAAGTAATTTGAGTAATACTAAAAGCATACTCAATACAATCTGCATTAGCTTTAAAATTAATTAGAGTAACATTAAGACAATCAGCATAAGCATTATCAAAATTCAGTGTATAATTTGCCAAAAATGTAAGCCGAAATGTGGTAACGTTGATTCTATTACAGATAATATTACAAGTAATATCAGAGTTACTCTAAGTAGTAATAGTATTAATACTACCGGTATTTATAATAACTTTGATGAGCCTTGTAATCCCCAGTAGGGAAATAGGTGTGGAAGGGAGCAACGCCTTGCTATTACTCATGGTTATTCTAGTATTACTAAAGATACTTCTACCACTGCAAAACTTATGAATCTTACTCATGCTTATTCAAAATACATTGAAAATGCTTATACTAACTCTGATAATACGAGTGATGATGCGGATGTTCCGCGCGTCACCAGTCCTTCTTCCCTACTGGGGTCTGCTGATCGTTACAAAGCTCCTAGAGTTGGTAGTTGCAAAGCTATTCAAGATAGTATTGTTACTCTAAGTATTACAGATGCTTTTCGTAGCTTTGTTACATTTTGCATTGAGCGGGGTGGAACTCCTATATATACTCTAAGTTTACTTAATGTTACTCTAAGTATTACTAAAGATACTTAAAGGAACTTAGAAGGGCATATACTTACTAAAGATAATACTATTATATTTAAAGCTACTTTAAGTAGCTTCGGGGTGCTTTGTAAAGGGGAGAAGAGGGAGGAAAAGAGAGGGAGAGAAAAGGGGAGAAAAGAGGGGGACTATAGGGGGTAATAAGAGGGGATATGAGTAGGTGAGTATTGGTGGGTGATAAGAGGTTTATTTGAATATAATTAAAATACATATTACGGACGGACGAATTTGAAGTAGTAATACTGTCATTGATATTACCTTTGGTAATCTTTATATATATCCTTATATATATCGCAAAGCTCTGCATAGCGCATACGTGCGTGCGTGTATATAGACAAAGGTATGAATGTGGTAGTACTGCGAATGCTTTGCATATTGATTCGAAGCATTTAGAAGAACAAGGCACTGCGTGCGTGGCTGCAAATCCGGGTGAAGACGCTAGTGATATTGAGATTTCTATTGAATACTACCTTTGAAACAGAAAAATATAAGGTTTAGAAAAAGATATTCAAGTAATCCCTTGTAATATCTAATTTATTCATATCTTTGTGAGTGGCTTTTTACTCATAATGTAATCGGGAGTACTGACTAATGCTGTAACTGAAAATATCTCTGCTATTGTTGGTACTCCTATTTTTACTAATGGTAATTCTGTTACTCTCATTTTATACTTTGTTTCATATTGAGGACGTGTTGGATAAAGGTTTTCCGTTTCTGTCATTTGCCCTTTTAAAGACCGTCCTCCTTTTAAACCTACTACTATGTACACTGTTACAGTTAGTGCTACGTTAATGTTGTATAATATTACCTTTTATACTGACGCAGGTCTTTGTAGAGGTTATGAGATTGTACCTATTAATATTGATTATCTTATAAAGTAAATTATTTAAACTATGGATTCAATTCAAACTAAAATCGAAGCTATTAGAGCTGATAAAAATAATCTTAAAACAGCTTGTGTTGCGCCGGGTTCTCTTTGTAATATTAAGGTTGGCGAAGGTCGAGTTATTATTGCAAATCAATATAAGATGTCTCCGCTTGAAGTAACTGATGTTATGAAAGTCGATAGAGAAGTTCCTAAAGCTACTTATTGTATTGCTATTCCTGACAATGTCCTACCGGATATGCTTGGTCGTGAAGTTGTTCTTGATATGTCTTATGGTGGCAAAGGTGTACCTCTAAGTCATAAGATTAAAAATCTTGACAAAAAGCTTATTGATGTTCTTGGTGGTGATGATAACTTTAGAGTTGTCGAAAATCGTCCGGGTCTTAAAGATCGTAGTAAGCTTATTGTTGGTGAAGATGGTAAAGTTGAATTTTGGGAATGTAATCTTATTTCTCTTAATCAAATTGGTGGTGTGATTTATTAATCCAATTCTGTTATGGCTAAAGGCGCTAGGTTATTTCCTCTTCAAGTCACGAGACTTTATGAGAGAATGGTTGCAGTTGTAGATCGTAAAAGAAAGGAACCTACTAAGATGTATTATAAGACCAAAAAAGGTCGTCATTTTATTGAACGTTATACTCCCGAACAGATTTGGTGTAGAGACTTTCTTACATTTATTCGTAATAAAGAAGATTTTGAACGTTTTTTAAATGATATTGCAGATAGTCAGTGGATGTCTATTCTTACTGCAATGCAACGTGTGGATAGAGAGATTGAAATACCTTCCTTTGGTAAACATTGGATTCATCCTGAAACTTACGATATTTATGCTGAATGTGGTTTTGATTTTAATAAGATGACTTCTTTATCACATGAATATATGAAAGAACGTCACAAAGCGTTTTATGAACGATTACGAAAGAAGCTATTCCTTAAACTTACTGATAAAGCAGCTTATGACGCAGATTATACCCAGAGACTTGCCGATCTTCTTCGACGAGGAAAAGCATAAATATACTGATGCTCTTGATAGAGAGTATATATCTACTACTACTATTATTGGTAAGTTTGTAGAACAAAAGGATTGGAAAGCTATTGCTGAAGCTTGTGCTAATATTGGTAGTCGTCCTGTTCCTCCTACTCATAGAAATTATAGTAAATATATTCGATATAGAGGTAAGACTGTTAAACAGATTCTTGCTGAATGGAAGATTGAAACTGAAAAGGCTTGTGCTAAGGGAACTGAAAAACATAATTTCCTAGAACAATGCGTGAAAAGATGTAACAACTACTATTTAAATGCGAATGGTTTTATTGATGGTCGTATTTATACAGTAGATGATATTATAAGAACTCATAGTTATGGCAGACTTGATCTCGATTATTTTCGAGTTGTTGGTATTGCTGATAGGTATCCTCAAATTTACGAGTTTATTAAGGATATGACTTCTATGGGATTTGAGATCTATGCTGAGATTGGTGTTTATCATCCAGAGTATTTGATTTCAGGTCTTGTTGATATTCTATTCGTTAAAGGTGATGAGTTCTTTATTCTTGATTGGAAAACTAATAAAGCACCTATTCGATTTGAAGGTGGATATTGGGCTAAGAAAGCAGATGGTACTATTGACTTAGATAAGTACATTGTTACTAATGAGACTATGTTGTTTCCTATAAATCATTTACAGGATTCTACTGGTATTCATTATTCTCTTCAATTAAGTATGTATGATTATCTGATTGAACAATGGGGCTTTAAATGTCTTGGTAATATGCTTTGTCATATTAGGACTATTGAGAATCCTTTGATTCCTGATGATATGCCACATGAAGAGGTTGTTACTTTTGTTGATATTAAATACCTTAAAGCTGAGGTTAAAGCCATTTGTGATTATAGACTTGCTCAATTAAATAAAGAACGTAAAGCAAATACCAATTTGTTTAATTATAATATCAAGTAACTATGAGTGAATTAACGAATGCTTTAATTACTTATGATGATGTCATAGCTAAGACTAATATTGACGTTCTTCGTAAGATTGCTAAAGTTCATGATTTTGCTATCTTTGATAAAGGTAACTACAATCTGAACATTTGGGGTATTAGATGTAATACTGTTGATACAGGTACATTTAATGATCTTCTTCTTGTATTCTACAAAGCTAATGATGCTAATCCTAAGATGAATGGTAAATGGACTTATGATTGGTTTTCAATAACTACTGATCCTTCTGATTTGAATTTGATTAAACCTATAAATTCTAAAGGTTGTGCTATTCTAAAAGAAGGTCAATTCAGAGGTGCATTTAAAGTTGGAAAGCATAAAGGTGATTATCCTGCGCTTGTTCAAGTTAAACCTCTTCCACTTTATCGTGATAATAACCGAGATAATAAACTTGATTTATCTGGTTGTATTAGTTACGAGATGGCTGGTATTAATATACATCGTGCTTCTAAGTGGAAAATTATTCGTACTATCGGTCTTTATTCTGCTGGTTGTCAAGTTTTTGAATCTGTTAGAGATTATGAAGATAAATTTATGCCACTTGTGAATAAGGCTAAAGATTTATATGGTAATTCTTTTACTTATACTCTTACTAACATTAAAGAGTTCGAGTTATGAAGATAGATTTTAAGGGAGTGTTAATAGCATTCCTTTTTTTGGCTCTATGTCTTACTAATATTATTCAATGTAATGAAGAAAAACGAATACCGACAACTGATATTCCTTATCATACTTTGGATTCTCTTGGTAGGGTTATTTCTGCTTTGGAGAATTACGCTATAAAACAAAAACGTCTTATAGATAGTCTCAAAGCTAATACAAATAAAACTATAATTAAATATGAAACAGATATTAAGAACTTCTCTGATGTTTATGTTGTTTCTGATGATAGCATCGCTCGATATATACGGCAGAGAATTGAAAGTCTTTAAAGATACTGTTATTACATATACTCTTGAAGATAATCGTAAAATTGCAATTCTTCTTAAACAAGGTGAATATGATGCAGCTTTATGTAAATCTTTAAAGAGCATTATTGTTAAGCAAGATACTCTTATTGATGGTTTGAAACATACTCTTTATACTCTTACGAATCAAGCGAACGTTTATAAGCAATCTATTGTTGAATTAGAAAAGAGTAATAAAGATATGATTAAAGATCTTAAGAAGTATATGCGTCGTTCTGCTAAGTGGGTTAAGATCGGTGGTGTTTCTATTGGTCTTAATGTTATGTTTCTAACTTTATTGATTCTAATATGAAAACAGTTTTTCTTAATCCTTTTCTTCCTACTGATTTAAATGAGAAAGTAACATCTGTCAGTTTTAAGATTGGTTCTTTTGATTATATAGCTAAACACGCTAATGTCAAAACTACTGAAATTGATTTTGATAAACGTATCATACAAATCAATGATGATTTAGATTCAATTGCATCTCTTAGAGAACTTGTTAGAGCATTCTTTATTATTGTTGCTTATGAGCTTAATTTAAATGCCGAATTTCCAAATAGCAAAAAAGCTCATCTTGATGATATTGCAATGGCTCATTTGAGTTTCTTATTTACTCATTGGTGGGATGATTCTACTTTTGATTGGGAATATAATACTGATTATCCTAAGAGTTTTAAGGTTGGTTCAGTTATCTATAGAGTCTATAATATGACTGAGGTTTCTTATCAATCTACTCAAGGGATACAATATGGAGTTTCTGATCATGTTCTAGGTTTAGTTTATATTATACTTAGAGACAGAAGTAAAGATATTCCTAGTTCTATAAGAACTCAAACGTTTTGGCATGAGTATGTTCACTGTTTATTCGTTCAAGCTAATGAAGATTATGCGAATGATATTGAATATGTTGTTGATGCTTATGCTACTCAAATTTGTGAATTTATGAGACAATTTTCAAAAATTAAAAATTAACATATAATTATGAATAAAGCTTTTATAACAGTTACTCCAGATACAGGTCAAAATAATAGAACTTTATCTGTTAGTGCCGATAAAAATGAGAATTATGTTACTAGATATGCTACATTTAAGGTTGAGGGGGGGGGTATTACTAAATCTGTAGCAATAGAACAAGATCCTAATCCTTATATTTATATTGATTGTGGATATATATTTTCTAATGCTAATATACAAGAACCTTATAGATTAACTCATGAGGGTGCTATTACACTTTTGATGTTTGATGTAAAATTTGTTAATTTTATATTAAGCTCAAGCCATCTATTTATTATTAAAAATGTATTTAGCTTACAAGTTGAATTTAATAATCCTGTGATTAGTTCTATAAATCTTATTTCTGCTAACCAGTCTTTAGGTAATATAAATTTAAATGGATTTACTACAAAGTTTGTTTCTAATTCTGAAGATGAATGTGGAGTATTATCTATTATAGATATAACTCCTGCTAAGCTTAATGAAATTGTTGCAAAGATAAATTCTGCGCGTGATGCTTCTACTACTGGGGATATAAAGATAGTTATAGTTATTAAAACAACTGGTACACAAGATAATTTAGCTATACAGATTAATGTAATTTAATATTATATGAAAAAATCTTTTATTACTGTAAGTCCTGATTCGGGGCAAAATGATAATATATTAAATATTGTTTGTGATAAAACGACTTTATCTACGAAAAGAACAGAAGTTCTAAATGTTGCTGGGGGGGATATCTAAAACTATAGATATTTTTCAATCAGGTGTATTATATCCTATTATTGATTTAGGATTTATTATTGATGGTACTATTAGTGGAATGGATTTTGAAAAAAGATATACTGAATCTTCTAAAACTTTAGAAGCTGTATTTAATTATCCTAAGACTGCATTACTCTCATCTAATTATACTTATTTTGGTGTTTTTAATTTAGGTGCATTTAGACCGGAAGTTGTTATAACTACAGGTTGGTTTATTGATACTATTGAAATAACAGTAGTTGGTAATTCTCCTGAAACGTTTACTTATACGTCTAATGGAAGTACTTTTGTTAATGACGGTTTTACCGGTGGTCAACTGGTATATCAGAATCCTTATAATTATAATTTAGTTAAAACTATGTTGGATGATATTAGATCTTTGGGAGGAGAAATTATTGTTACAATGAAGAGTTCTACTGTAGATCCTACAATTTGTATTTGTGATTGTATTATTAATCCATAAAATTAATTATGAAAAAATCTTTTGTGATTGTTACTCCTGATGAAGGCATCGGAAATAAAATATTAAGTGTTGGCTGTGATGCTTATAATGATGCTGATGATTAAGAAGAAGATATTATTGTATCAAGAGAAATAACTGAAACTATTAATTTGATTACTAATAATATATGGTAAAGTAATAGTTATTATAAAGATTTTATTTTGTCATTCTTATGTTTTGTATTTAAGAAGTAATTCTTATATTTGCCCGTATCATTAAGTTGGTACGGGCTTTTTTGTTGCTCGTAATAAAACAGATAAAACTATTAGTTATGGCACTACACGTATGGTTGGTTGAAGGCTCTAAACTTATTCTGAATGTAGAGCAAATTCTTAAAGTTCCTATTCTTGCTACTATTTATAATGATTGGCATAATGATAGAGAACTTATGTATAAGATATTTAAGTTTATTGATTGTTATGCTGATGAAGATGGATATATACATCGTAATGGTTTAAAAGATCAAAAAGCTTTTGATTATGCCATTGAAGTTGCTCAACTTAATTCAGACTTTAGACCAACTAAAGATATGATTGAAGCTATCAATTGGCTTGTTGAGCATAATATCAATTATGTTGGACAGATGTTCTTTGAAACTGTTAATGCTCTTCAAGCTGGTAAAGATCTTATGGCAGTTATGAATAAGAATCTTCGTAATGACCTAAAGAAAGATTCTTTTACTAAAGAAGAGATCGGTGGTATGCTCGGTTATATGCGTGAGATTACGAAGATGGGTAAAGACTTACCTAAACTTATTGCTGAACTTAAAGAAGCGGAAGATAATTACGTTAAGTCTAAACTCAAGAAAACTATCGTTCGTGGTGGTAAAGAGCTTGCTGCTTCAATGGATGTGCATAACAATATAGATAATGGTGTTGGTGGTGGAATAGATATGATTGATTAAGCTATGAATAGTAAATATAAGTTTTCACAAGATGCTATTGATAACTTTATGTTTATTCATGCTTATTGGAAAAATAGTTGTGATGGCATCAATGCTGCTCCTGAGAATAAATGGGGCTATAAACGTGGAGATATTCCTTTTATAGATTATCTCTGTGAAGATAAAAGTAAATATCCGAAAGCGTCTGAGGGTATTAGTTATATTACTAATAAACCTTTATATGACCCGGATAATGATTTTCTTATTGGTAATTCTGGTGGTATTCTTATGAATATTGATTTCATTGTTATTAATATAGAAAGACTTTCTAAAGCTGCTGATACTTTTGATGAATATAGTACGTATTGTGATTATGACCCTAGTACTCCGGCTTATGAATCATTTTGGCAAAGAGAAACATCTCGTCGTAAGAAAGGTGTTTTTATTAAAGCTAAACTTTATTATAAAGATATTCCTAAGTTCTTTGATGCTAATACTACTGATGAGGAACGTGAAAGTTTACTTCAACCTTTACGTATAACCGGTGCGCATTATACTTATCTTAATTATGGTCGTATTGAACGTACACCTAATGATAAAGAACGTGCAAGACTTAAACGTGAAGGTGCTGAACACGTTGAGACTGTTATGGGTTTTCCTCGTTATTGGGATGGTGATTATTGGAATTTCAAAATAGATGAGTTTATTGCTAATAATAAATTTCATCTTACTAAAGCTAAAGCTCGTCGTAAAGGTTTCTCTTATAAACGTGGTAGTCAAGCTGCAAATACAATCAACTTATTTCCGAATGTTACGGTAACTCTTGCTGCTGACCAATTAGCTTATCTTACAGATAAAGGTGCTACTACGTTTATGGCTAAGAAATGTCTTGACCATTTTGAGGAACATACGTTTTGGAAACGTGGATTCATATCCGAGTCCATTGATGACATCTTATTGGGTTATAGAGTATCCAGCAAAGGTTTAAAAAACTTCGGATGGTTATCTAATTTGTATTCAGTTGCTATCGGAAAAAATGAAAGTGCTGCTGTTGGTAAGAAAGCTATTGAGATTGATTTTGAGGAAGCAGGTAAGTGCGTGGCTAAAGGTACTCGTTTTATTATGTTTGATGGCTCAATTAAAAATGTCGAAGATATTGTTGCTGGAGATGTTCTTATGGGACCTGATAGTAAACCTAGAACTGTCTTAGCTACAACACATGGTATTGATAATATGTATAAAGTTATTCCTGAAAATGGTATTGAACATATTGTTAATAGCAAACATCCGATTCGTACTATATATCGCAAAGCTTATGGTAATATAGTTAGAGAAGAGTTAATTACAGCTCCAAATCATATTAAAACTTTATCTTTACATCCTAGATGGCGTGAATGCTATGCTCTTGAAAAAGTAAATGGTATCGAATTTGAACATAAAGATGTCCTTATTGACCCTTATATATTTGGATTATGGATAGGAGATGGCGACAAAGATTCTGCTAGATTTACAAATCCTGATATTGAGGTTATAGATGCTTTGAAAGAATTTGCAAACGCTAATAATTTAGTTTGTAATATTTATAATCATAGTACAAGTAAACTTGCTAAACGAATTTCATTTACTAAAAAAGATTGTTCTTTAAATTGGTTTAGACAAGTTCTTGATGCTATGAGTGTAAAAGATAATAAATTTATACCTAAAAATTATATTTGTACAGATAGAGAATCTCGTTTGCAATTTCTAGCTGGTATTATTGATACTGATGGTAATTATGATGCTAGAAAGCATAATTTTGAAATTATTCAAAAACTTGAATCTGTTACAGCAGGTATTGTTTATATAGCTAGAAGTTTAGGTATTAAAACTACTGTTAAAACAAAAGTTGTTAATGGTTGTACTTATTATCGTATATTTCTTCTTAGTAAAGGTTGGATTATTCCAACTAAAGTTAAACGTAAACAATGTCCTGAATATACAGCTTTACAAAAAAATCCTCTTGAATGTAGATTTGATATTGAATCTGTTGGTATTGATGAATATTATGGTTTTGAAGTAGATGGTGATAATTTATGCCTTCTTGAAGATTTTACCATTTTTCATAATTGTCCTAATCTTCAAAAAGCTCTTGATGTTACTTTATCTAATACAGAATCTGGTGCTATATCTGTTGGTACTATTCGTGTTTATGGTACGGGTGGTACTAAAGGTGCTAACTGGGCTGCATTTAGTAAAGCCTTTTATAATCCCAAAATGAATAAGATGCTTTGCATGGAAAACGTTTGGGATATTAATAAACGTCATGAAGTATGTGGTTTCTTCTTTCCACAAGTATGGGATTGTGAACCTTATGTTGAACGTGGTAATTCAATTATATTCACTGCTTATGCTTGGGATAAACAAGATAAAGAGAATCACTTTCATAATAATGATAGTGAAACTCATATAATCTATAAAGCCCAACGTGCCAATACTCCTGCCGAAGCGTTCATTAATACAACAGAGAATATGTTCGCTTCTCCTGAACTTAATCTACATGTTTCAGATTTAATTAATGACAATGCTACTAGATTCTTTCAAGACGGTTGGATTGTTGTTAATGATTTAGGTAATTCTAATAAAGCTGAATTTATACCAAAAGCTGAATGTATTAAACGTGATATATTTGGTAAAGGTAGATTCCATGAGTTTGTTAATCAAGTTCCGCATGGTTCTCGTGATGATACTCACGGTTGCGTTAGAATGTACTATCGTCCGTTCTTAGTAAATGGTGAAGTGCCTAAAGATTTATATTTTGTTAGTGTGGATGCGTATAAGGTAGATAAGGCTCAAAAAGACGTAACAGATAAACATTCTCTTTATTCTGCACAAGTATGGATGCGTAGTAATACTATTACTCCATATCCAAATCAAAAACTGCTTGTATGTGAATATATAGGACGTTTGGACACAATGGAGCAAAATGATATAGTCACTATGGGTATGTGTCTTATGTATAATGCTGAATGTTGTCCGGAAGCTGGTACTGGTGAGACTGTTTCTAACTTCATTAAATATAAACTTAGACGTTACTTAATGCTTGACCCAACTAATGCCAATACTCGTAAATTGACTAATCCTAACAATAATGATTATGGTATTGTGATTGGTGATGGCGATAAGAAATATAATGGTCTTCGTATGCTAAAGGAGTTTATTTATGAACCTCTTTCATATACTGCTGATGGTAAACCTATTCGTAGACTTAAGTCTATTAGTAGTGTTCGATTGCTTCTAGAGTGTCAGAGATTTACTGCTGAGGGTAACTTCGACCATATTAGTGCTGCTATTGTTGCTATGTATGTCTTTCTTGCAGACTCTTTAAATACTAAGCGTCTTGTTGAAGGTAATACAGAGAATAATGACAGACGTATTGCAAATCGTTTAAATCGTCGTTAAATGGATGCTTCTAAGATTCCTAATTCTTTAGAAAAGCCTGATGTTTTTGCTTCGGAAGCTACTAAGCGTGGAGCTATTTGGACTAAGGCTATGTGTGATTGGGTTATTGCTACTGCTCATTCTAATAATGATAAAGCAGATATTAAAGCCTTTCTTGACGCTGCGAATGGGATTGTAGATGAATCTACTTACAAGTATGTAATGGCGACCTACAACTCCGTTAATGGTAGAAAAGAAGATTTGCCCGGTAAGATTAGAGATGTTGATTTTATTACTCCTATTAAAGAGAAATATATAGGAGAGTTCATTAACACCTATAATAACTACCAAGTTTATAATGCTGATATTGATGTTGTCACTAGACGTAACGCTGATCTTCGTGTTGCTCTTGATGGTCTTCTTCGTCAGCAATTTATAAACATCATGAATGCTAACGGTGTTCAAACCGGTGAGCCTTCTAAAGATCTTCCGTCTGCTGAAGACTTTATGAAACAAGCTGCTAAGGATTGGATTGATGAAGAAGCTGATCGTGGTCAGAAAACTCTTAATCTTCTTAATTCCCTTATTAAAGCTAATGAGAAATATATTCAAGCTTTCTATTATTGGTTCTGTACTGAAAGCGTTTATTCTTATCGTGATGTAAGATACAATGATGTTATCTTTGAAATTATTTCTCCTCTTGAGTATTATCGAATTGATAGTGGTAATCTTTTTGTTGAAGATGATGATTATGGGATGCGAGAATTTGATATTAACATCAATGATATAATTGGTGAGTATCAAGAAGTTCTTTCTAAAAGAGATATTGCTTATATCAAAGATATAATTCATAATCATGAAAGTACGGGTGAATATACAGTTACTCCTGTTATGCTTCGTTCTCGTGAGATTGCTTTTAATCCTACGATTGATGCGCAGAATGCTGCTCCGTACCACTCCTTGCCCTCTACCGGGGTCCTCAAAGCTCGTCATTGTGTTTTTAAGGTTCCTATGAAGCGTGGTATTCTTACTTATACTAATGCTTATGGTGAGATTGAGCAAAAGATTGTTGATGAAGATTATGTCTTAGATACTACTCTTGGTGATATTGATATTGAATATACTTGGGTTCTTCAATGTTGGGAAGCTTATCGTTTTGGTGATAAAGATTGGGGTGTATATACTAAAGCTCAACCTATTATTGTTCAACGTGAAGAAGTGAATAATCTTAATCATTGTAAGTTACCTTATAATGGTTTAAGTCGTTTGATGCTTCTTAATAATCCTAAACCTATTCCTTATCGCTTATTACCTTATCTTGCTCTTTATCGTCTTTATACTTTAGTTGAGGAACGTACTATTAGTAAATTCCGGTCATGGCTATTGATACCTGAAAGTTTCTTAGCTGATACTAAAGATATGACTATGGAAGAGCGTCTTGATGCAGCTAATCGAGATGGTACTCTTGTATTTGATGATAGTGAAATAGCTAAACAGCAAGCATCACTTCAAGCTATTAAAGAGATTGCTAATACTACAATGATTAATTATCTTAATACTATTAATCAAATTAAGCAATCTATTAAGCAAGAAGCATATGAACTTGCTAATATGAACGATCAGCGTGCTGGAGATATTCAAGCTCGTGCCGGTAAAGCTGTTACTGAAATGGGACTTAATCAGGCTCTAATGGGATCTGTGTGGTCACTTAAAATCTTTGATTGCTTCCGCTCTCGTGATATGATGGCTAATCTTGATGCTGCTAAGATTGCTTGGATTGATGGCTATGAAGGTTCTTATGTAGATCCAAATACCAATGAGATTGTTCAAGTTCGTGTAAATGGTACTGACTTTGTTAATTCTAATTTAGGTATCTTTGTTGGTAATTCTGCTGAACTCAATGAACAAGTACGTAAGCTTGAAGAGATTGCTTTTGGTGCTGCTCAAAATGGAAATTATGATGTAGCTGCTGAAGCTGTTTGTAATCATAACGTTGCTTCTTTACGCAAATATATTAAAGAAGCTGCCGAAGCTCAACGTCAATTTGAACTTCAAAAAGAAGAGATTCAGAAGAAGTGGGATGCTGAGATTGAACAAACTCGTGCTGCTAATGCAGAAGCTCAACGTAAATTTGAAGCTGAACAAGCTCAACTTGATCGCGATTCTAAGGAAGCTATTGCTGCTGATACTAATCTTACTAATATTATTATTACTGATGCTAAACTTCAAGTAGATAAGAATGGTAATGATTATATTAGTGAAGATGAATCTAATGGTAGTACTCTTGATGATTATCTTAAAATGACTAAGTTAAACTTAGATATTGATAGAGCTAATCTGGAACGTGCCAAGTTTGAGGAACAAAAGCGCATGAATCGTATTAACGCCAATAAGCCACGGAAGTCTTAATGTAAGCTCTTATTTTTGTCGAATTGAACAACTATATCGACTGAAATTTGGGTTCGTCAGAGGTCTTTATTTAAGCCTTAAAATGGCATAAATTAATTGGAATTTCAGAGAGCCGTGTGATAGGCGGTACTAATGCTGTTTCTAATAATATTTCTAATGCCATTTTTAATACATATATTATTATTACATTTGTCACTGTTATAACTTAATTTATAAAAGATAAAACATTATGCCAAATCCTATTGTTCCCGGTGGTGTTACTGATAGTAATACTACTAAAACTGCGGAAGAGATAGCTGCTGAACAAGCTGCTAAAGCTGCTAAAGAAACAGAAGAAGCTGCTAAAGCAGAAGAAGAACGTAAGAAAGCAGAAGAGGAAGAAGCTAAACGTAAAGCTGAAGAAGAAGCTGCTAAAACTGCTACTCAAAAAACTGAAACTGAAACTGAAACTCCTACTAAGATTGTTCTTACTACCGATGACGGTGATGTTGAATATGATCTTGATGCTGATGGTAATGCCGTTAAAGACGGAGAGATTGTTTACACTAAAGTTCAGTTAGATGAGTTTGCTGCTGCTGAAACTCAAGAGGAAACTATAGATGTTTCTGCTATTTCTGCTATTTCGGGGTTAACTCCGGTAAATGCTGATGGTACTCCTAAGCAATACGAAATGACTGTTGAAGGTCTTGCTCAACGTGATGCTGATATTGCAGAGCTTGCTAAACGTCAAGCTGAAAGTGAAGCTATCAACAATTTCTTCCGTACTAATCCGGATATTTATCAAGCTGCTCTTTACAAACAAACGTATGGTTCTCTTGAGGGTTTTGCTAATCATGTTGATTGGACTACAATGACCCTTGAAGATAAATCAGATGATCAGTTAGAAGCTGTTATTCGTTCTGCTGAAAAACGCAAAGGTACTTCTGATGCTCAAATCGAACGTATTATTCGTTTTTCTAAAGCTGATAAAGTATTAGCTGAAACTGCTAAAGAAAGTCTTGATTATCTTGCTAATGCTCAGAGACGTGAGATTGAAGCCGCAAATGCTAGGCAAGAAGCCGAATATCAAGCTGCTCAAGAGGCTCTTGATAAAGCCTACGGTATTACCTATGATGAGAATGGTAAAGCTAAAGTGCTTAACATTCCTGATTCTTTATACGATAAGATCGTTAATAAAGGTACTATCGGAGGTCTTGCAATTCCAACAGCAGGCGTTAAAAGAACTGTTAATGGTAAAGAGCAAATTCTTTCTCGTAAAGATATTGTCAAGTATTTAACAGCTCCTGTTGTTGAAGTTAATGGTGATTTCTATACGCAAGCTCAGAAAGATGTTTTTGATATGCTTGCTGATAATGAAACGTTCGCTATGGTAGCACTTCGTAACTTGTTAGGTGCTGATATTAGTCAGTTAGCTGCTGCATCTATACGACAAGAAGCTGTTCGTCGTTTGAACATTACTTCTAGTGGTAAACCTAAAGTTAAGGTATCCACTCAAGGTGGCGGTACTAAAGTTAATCCTAATAGACGTCCTATTGTTCCGGGTGGTATTATTGATTCAAATAAATAATTATCGTAACTATGCTTAGAGAAATTGGAAAAAAACAGTATTCCAAAGAGGTTTACTCTGATGCCGATATGCTATTGAACTTTAATGTTCTTGGTGCTGTCGATTTGAATAAGTCTCTTACTTATCTTTGGGGTAGGAACAGTAATCAATTCCCTCTTCTTTCTCTTACGGAAGGTCAAGGGAATATCTCTCGTAAGAAACCTATTAATGCTGGTGATACTCAGTATAAGTGGAAGATTATGGGGAAACCTACTGTCACTTCCCCGATTGTGCGTTTGATTACGCCTACTCAAACCCCCGGTAAAGGGTTTATGTCTTTCAAAGCGGAGTTCCAAGATAACTGGATTCCTTATCAGTATTCTGCTATTACTCCTGACGGAAAGCACATGGTTCGTATGCAGACCGATGGTGAGCAGACTGCTTCTGGTGGATATATCTATGAAATGATTATCCTTGGTGGTAATCCTGATGAGTTTATTGATCTCAGCAATTTTGAGAGAGGTAAATATTGGGGTATGGGTGCTCCTACGATTGCCGGTGAATTATCTACTGGTTCTCGTTCTACTGCTGAATCTTGGAGTGAAATGACTAACCAATTTGGTTTCCATAGATTCTCCAAAATTATTACCGGTAACATTGCTAATATTGTAACCGAGTTTGAACTTGATTATGATGATGGTTCTAAAGGTACTCTTTGGATGCCTTATGAAATGCGTCAGTTCGAGTTCATGCGTAGACGTTTGTTAGAAGAGGATTTGTGGTTCTCTGCTTACAACCGTGATATTAACGGTGTTATTCACAATCAAGAAAAACATTCAAATAAACCTATTCCTCGTGGTGCTGGTGTTCGTGATATTCTTATCGCATTTGGTAACTACTTCGAATACTCATTCATGACTATCGAGCTTATTGATATGATTCTTTCTCGTATCTTTGAAGTTCGTAACGATATTGATTTGAGTAACAAAAATATCGTTCTTTATACCGGTAAAGGTGGTTCTAAAATGTTCCAACAGTGTATTAAGAATGAAGCTATCGGAAATGGTTACTTTGATAAGTTAGGTTCTGAGGAGATTCAAAGCCGTGGTGGTATCCTTTCTTATGGTGCATACTTCAATCAGTATAAGCACTATTCCGGAGCTACCGTTTCTGTTAAGGTTGTAGATTTGTTTGATACCGGTTCTCGTGCCGAAATGGATCGTAAGAATGGTCGTATGTATGGTGGCTTCCCTGTTACCTCTTATACGATGGTGTTCTTGGATCACTCTATTGATAACACGAGTGGTGAAGCAAATATTCAGTTGGTTTGTGAAGAGGGTCGTGAATATTTGTACGGTGTTTATCAAGGTATTACTCCGCTACCTAAAGAGTGGGGTGCTTATAGTAAGATGTTATCTACTAGAGAGGATATTGCTACTTATGAGGTTATGTCTTCACAAGGTATCAATATGCTTAATGGTACTACTTCTTTCTGGGCTGAAATGATTTTTGAATAAGCGTACATTACGATTATTGTAAAGTATAAACTTACTAAAGTATAAACTATATGATATACTCACGCAAAATAACCTTAGCGTTAAAGCTGAATCCGACTATGTTTCAAGTCGTGAATCAGAAAAGTATTGGTGCTTTCAATACTATTTTCGGTCCGAGCATTAAAGCGGTTCTTACTCTATCTAGTAAAACTGCTGAAATGGCTTCTATACTTCCTACGATCATTGGAGCTTCTGCTGATAGTCGCAATGTAAACTTTCAAGACCTCGTTTTGAAGCATCTTAAAAACTCAACTGTTGAAGTTCCCGCTCAAGGTTATGAGCTTGAAACTGGTTGGGAGTTTTCTCTTAACGATCCTGTTAAACGTGATGCTATTCTTGATTGGGCTAAAAAGAACAGTATTAATACTGAGGTTGCTCCGAATAAATTAGAGAAAGCTATCTTTGATGCTATGCTCTTTGGTGAAGGTACTGCGGTTCATGAAGAGAATCTGTATATGTACATGACTCCTATTAAGCCGCAAGATTATATTCTTTGGCGTCTTGCTCTGCTTACTTCTACTGTTGCTAATAAACCGGAAGATGTTGAGAAATCTACTAACATTCGGTTTTACTTACATAGCATCGAAGATGTTAAGCGTATGAAAGATGCTAAGACTAAAGCTGTTGTTAATACTGCTACTAAGTTGGCTCAGTTGTTCACAGGTGATGAGTCTTCTTATAAACGTATTAGAAATATGCTTATCTGTAATGCTCCTGCTGATACTCTACAGATTATTAAAATGGAACATGGAGATTTGCAGACGGCTGTAGCTGAACTTTCTCAAACGAATGCAGATGCGTTTATTTCTCTGTTTGATAACAAGAATGTAGAAGCAATGGCGCAAGTCTATAAGTTACTCGCCGCTCAAGTCATTACGAAAGACGGTGATAATTACTTTGATACTGTGCGTCCGGAAGTAGTTCTTGGTTCTTCTATTGAGGGTGTTATGGCTTTCTTAGCTGCTCCTGAAAATGTTGAATATAAAGCACAACTTTTCACTGCTTATAAAGCTTCGGTTATAAACTAATAAAATAGTGTCAGTATGTATAGTAGTTGTAAAGAAGCACATATTGCTGTAAACGATAAGATTCAGCAGATTAATGCTAATAGGCAAGAATCTATTCGTCCGCAGTATATTGATATTGCTCTTAATGAAGCTATTGACGTACTGCTTACGCAAAAGATTAAAGCCTTTGAAGAGACTGGTCGTTATTACGATGATTTGCAGGTGCTAAAGACTACATATAGAAGTCCTCTTTACCTTCTAGCAAATGAGGGTAATAGAGGCTTCGCTTTTTTACCTGCGAATTACCTACATGGTGTCTCTTATGATGCAAGTGTTATATATGATAAGTTTAAACGTTATCGAGCAACTAAATCTGTTACTACTAGGATTTACGTTGTTAATATCAGTGAGCTATTTAAAACTATTCCCGGTTATATAGAAGATTTCGTTATTCAAATCGGTAATGATACCGTTACGTTTCATTATCCTGCTAAAATCTATCGTAAAGAGGGTCTATTTGAATATATCAACTATATGCTCTCCATATTGCTGCGAAAAGGTTACAATGTGACTTATGAACGTTACAATAACGAGTATTACCCCGAATCACTAGTGTTTTACTTCGATACGCCACAGCTAATTGTAGTTGGAGATAAATATACTATTAAGCTAGTACAATTCGACTACGAGCGTTATTCGAGCTTATACGAGGTTATCACTTCTGACGGAGTGATTACAAAGGTGCGAGAGAGCAAACCTGCGGGTATGGATTTGGTTTCTGATGTTCAGCGTAGGGATATGCTTCAAACGTATCACAATCGTCTTAATAGACACATTCATCCTATATGTACGATAGAAAGTAATAGGGTTTTAGTAGATATGGATGATACGTTTGTGATTACTGATGTTGCTATCACATATCTTAGACAACCTACTAGGTTTGATATTGTAACTGATACTGCTACTGAACTTCCGTTTAAAACCGAGATTATTAACCTTGCTACACAGAAGCTTCTTGGTAAACTTAAAGATGAAGGTTATCAAATTGCTATAAATGAAAGTAATTCTTTAAAATAAAACGTTACTATGAGAATTGTAAGTTACGGAAAAACATTTGTCGATAATGTTACTGTTAATACTAAGTTATTTAACGGTCAACTCGGCATTTGTACTGCTTATGGTACTGCTTTGCCTACTACTGGTAGACCTGAGCCGTTTGTAATTATGTCTGCAATTCCTACTAAGGACGGTGGATTTATGAATCAACGTGGAGTGGATATTAATCCTTTTAACTTCACTTATAACGTTCGTAAATATACGGAAACAGATCAGAAAGAAACTATTATTCTTAAAGGTCTTACGAATCCGGCACTTAAGCCTGCTGAAGGTATTGTATATAATGCAGATGCTGAGTTCTGTGGTGCTATTGAAATTTGTTCTTCTGAGGAGTATCGCCATGGTCTGACGGTTAATCCTAATCCTCAGATTGTTCAAATACCTGTTCGGATTCATGCTACTGATACCGTTGATCGGTTGGTAGAGAAGATTAAGAAGAACCTTAGTCTTACCGCTTATAACAAAGAGTTATTTGATATTACTATCGAGAAAGCTGATAGTGCCGTTCAGATAACCGTTGTTGCTAAAAAGCCTACCAAATTAACGATGAACGTATTCGGTATTCTTGCCGATCAAAAAGCCAATGGTACTATTACCGTTAAACATACGAAGTTATCCGGTTTCTTAGCTGATGTTGCTCTTAGTGATGAAGACCTTCGTTATTCTCTGATTAACATGGGTTGGAATCCTCATGATGAGTGGCAGAAAGCTTGGGGTATTGGTGACCCGAAAGTTGGCTTTAGTAAAGTCGCTTATCTTGTTATTTCTACGGCTGAGTTTAATCAATTCCCTGAGATTGCCGCTGATAACAATAGTCCTCGTAAATTCCAAATCGTTGTTGGTACGGAAGATGTGATTGACGCTGTTGTAAATAAACTTGCAGCTATTAAGACTTTAGCTAAAGGTTCCGGTGATAATGCCATTTCTCTGAATACTGCAACTGACTAAAGTTGCTTGGAAAACTACGCAGTGCTTAACGGTTCTGCGTAGTTATATTTGTTTAAACTTAATGCTATGGAATGTAATATTAAAATTGTCAAGTTAAAACAAGTTCTTCCTCTTGGTACATTTCCTAAGCGTGAGCATAATGTTCGATTCTTCTATCATCGTACTGATGGTTGTTACTATATGTATGATGAAAAAGGTTGCGAAATTAATCTAACTACTGATGGTAATATTATTGCTATTGATAGAGAGTTAATTGTTGGTAGTGAGTCTTTGACTGATGACACTCTTGTTTGCATTGGTCTTAAAGCTAATTATGTGCATCCTAGTCGTGGTATTAGAAATAATACTTGCAATTGTCAAGATACATATATTCGTGCTTGGACTTACATCAAAGATCTTCAAGATTTTATGCAGTCTGGTCATATCGAACGTGATTACTATAGAGTTACTTTAGTTCCTTCTCCTGAAGAAGGTGGTATTGTTGGATGTAGTGGTTCTGCTATTGTTCCTGATGAAAATTCAGATGGCTTCCGTTTCCAATTTGAAGCTGGTAGTCGTGTTGAACTTTATGCTAAACCTGTTCAAGGTTATCACTTTAAAGGTTGGAAAGAGTTCCATACTAATGAGATTATGTCTATTAGTCCTAATTGGTCTTTTACTATTAAGAAAGATATGGATTTAATAGGTGTATTTGAAAAGGATGAAGCTCCTATTGAACAATTCTATATTAATGTCAATGCTGATCCGGCTAATGCAGGATATGTAGTTGGTGCCGGAACATTCCCAAAAGGTACAAGGCATTCTATAACAGCTGCGGCAATTCAAGGGTATCATTTTACTCATTGGACTGATAGTTTAAATCGTATTGTTTCTACTAATCTTCAATATGATATTATTGTTGATAAAAATGAAACTTATACTGCACACTTCGAGCTTGATGCTCCTGTTATTGAGGAGTACAATGTAACTATTATAACTAATCCTGCTGATAAAGGTTCAGTTAGCGGTGGTGGTACTTATAAGTCCGGTCAAACTGCAATAATTGTTCCTAGTCCGGTTGAGGGTTGGGCTGTTGATACAGTTACTGCTTCTGGCGGTAATCTTGTAGATAATGGTAATGGTACATATAGCATCGTTGTTACACGAGATCTTACGATTACGGTAAACTTTAAAGAAGCTATTCGTTATTTCACGTTTAGTATCGTGGCAGATGCGAATGGTTTAGTTCGATATAAAGATATTAATGATGCTTGGTCTCAATGGGCAGAAAGACACGAAGTCACTGCTCCGGAAAAGACTATTGTCACTATCGCTGGTAAAGCTAATAGCGGTTATGAATTTGAAAAGTGGGTAACTCCTACTGGTGCTAATCTTCCTAATAATGAAAATAATATCATTGTTGAAGAAGGTCTGCATCGCAAAGTTTATACTGCTTATTTTAAGGAAACTTACATTCCACCTGAAACTCATATTGTTAATATCACTGCTGGTTCTAATGGTAAATGTAAATATAAGATTGGCTCTGGTGAATATTCAGAAGCTGCATCTTCGCATTCTAACATTAGTGTTACTGACGGTGAGACAATTGAGGTATTAGGTGTTCCTGATAGCGGTTATTCTTTTGAACAATGGAATATTGGTGGAACTACTTCTAACTCTAATCCTTATTCAAAGGTTATCACTGAGAATGTAGATTTCTCTTGTACGTTCGTAGAGATTCCACCGGAAGAAGTTACTATTACGGTAGGTTCTGACGGAACTAATGAAACTCGTTATCGTATAGGTGATGGTTCTTGGTCTAGTTGGTCTACTTCTGAACACACGTTTAAAACTGCTGTAGGTTCGATTTATTCAGTTGAAGCTCGTGCGGTTGGCAATTACAAGTTCAGAGAGTGGAATACAAGTGGTGCAAAGGTTTCAGATAATCCTGCAACATTCACTGCTAAAACCGGAACGAATGCAACACATATTGCTACGTTCGACCAAGTAATTATGCGAACGCTAACTCTTACTGCTGGAACGGGTGGTAAATGTCGTGCAAAGATTAATGGAAGTTGGAGCGACTATTATAGTGGCACAAAGACTTACTCTAATATTGTTGACGGAACTACTGTTTCTGTAGAAGCATTAGCAGATAGCGGCTATCATTTTAAGGAATGGGCTGATTCGGGTGCGCCCTCGACTACTTCACGTGATATTGTCATGAATGACTCTAAATCTATTGAAGCTCGTTTTGAGGTTGATGCTCCTGATAAATTCCAAGTCACCTATGAAGCTATTCCTAACGGAAGTGCTACAATGGAAGGTGCTGGTACTTATGATGATGGTGATACTTGTACGATTAAAGTTAATGTAAGTCCGGGTTATACTTTGAATAAAGTGCTTGTTGATGGTGTTAAAATCACTCTTAACAGTAACAATCAGTATAGCTTTGTGGTTGAGAAAAACATTAAGGTTACTATTGAATGTGATCTTATTCCTGAACCCACACATTATACACTTACAGTTAAAACCGAAGATGAAGGTGTAGCTCAAGGTGGTGTTGGTATCAATAAAGAATCTAATTTGGGAGTTGAAACTGCTGAATTTGAGGATGGTACTGTTGCTACTATTCATGCTACAGCTGCTGAGGGTTATAGCTTTGGCGGTTGGTGGAAAGATGGAGTTAAGGTTTCTGACGATGTAACTCTAAGTGTTACTATTGACGCGGATAAGACTTACATTGCTAAGTTTACTCAAGATCCATATCTCGAATTAGATAAGACTTCTCTTACTTTCGAAGCTGCTGGTGGAACTCAAACTGTTAATATTACTTCTAACGTCGAATGGACGGTTTCATAATTAGGGGGAGGGTACTAAGATGGCTATTGCTTCTTGGCTTACCCCTGCCGCTAAGAGTGGTACGGGTAATAAAACGGTTGGTTTAACTGCGAGTAAGAATGCCGGTGCGAGCAGAATAACTATTGTTACTGTTTCAGTCAGCGGTATTACGAAAACTATTAATTGTACTCAAGTAGAAGCTGATAAGTTTACTATTAAGATTTCAGCTTTAACTACTAATAGTTCAGGAACTACTATTACAAATGTTGGTGATTGTTCTATTGGTTCATCCGCTACAGGTGGAGTTAAAGAAGGAACTTATTATCGTGATACACAAGTCACATTGACTGCTAAAGCCGCTCCTACTGGGTATGATTTTGTTGGTTGGTATGAAGGCTCTAATCTTGTTTCTACAAGCCTTTCTTTCGCTGTTACTTTAACTGCTAATAGAACTCTTGTTGCTAAATATAAGATTAAGAGCTATACTGTTAATGCAACTTCTGAGGATACAAACAAAGGTACTGTAAGTCCTGCCGGTCAAACTGTAGAACACGGTGCTAATGCTACTGTAGTTGCAACTCCTAAGACTGCTTATAATTTTGCTGGTTGGTACAACGGAACAACTAAAGTATCTAGCAATACTTCATATACATTTGCTGTTACTGCCAATATCAGCTTAACTGCTAAGTTTACAATTAAGACTTTCACAACTACTACTGCTAATTCAACTGGTGGTACAGCGAGCGTTAATAAGTCTAGTGTAGAATACGGTGGTTCTGCTATTTGGACAGCTACTTCAAGTACTGGCTATAACTTTAGCAAGTGGTCTAATGGTTCTACTACTAATCCTCTGACAGTTTCTAACATTACTGCCAATACTCATATTACTCCGGTATTTGTTCTTAAGTCATATACTGTAACTTGGAATCCTAATGGTGGTTCTGTAAGTCCTACGTCAACTACTAAGACTCATGGTTCTACTTTAGGCACATTACCTACTCCGACAAGAGCTGCTGATGTTCAATATACTTATACATTTAAGGGTTGGTTTACAGCTGCAACCGGTGGTACACAAATATCTGCATCTACTACTGTAACAGGAAACGTTACTTATTATGCTCAGTGGACTGCTAATATTAGAAGTTATACTGCAACATTCAATGGTAACGGTGGTGGCACTCCTAGTCCATCAACTATTACTAAAACGTATGGTTCAGAATTAGGTACTCTTCCAACTTGTTCTAGGACGGGTTATACATTCCTTGGTTGGTATACAGCATCTAGTGGTGGTACGAAGATTTCATCTACTACTAAGATAACTGGTACTGTTACCTATTATGCTCAATGGTCTATTAATAGTTATACTTTAACTTACAATGTTAATGGTGGTAATGCAGTAAGTCCTGCTTCTAAGAGCGTTCAATATGGAAGTGCTTATGGTACTTTGCCGACGCCTACTAGAGCTTCTACTGCACAATACAGTTACACATTTGCTGGTTGGTATACTGCTGCTACTGGTGGAACGCAAGTTACTGCTAATACGACAATGGGTGCAAGTAATACTACAATATATGCACATTGGACTGCGACTAGACGGAGTTATACGATAAATTATCAAACAACATACGGATCTTTGAATAGGACTAGTCAATCTGTTGCTTATGGGTCGAAAGGCTCTTGTACTTTGACTATGCCTGCAAATGATGCTCAGTACACTTATACTTTCCAAGGCTGGTATACTGCTGCTAATGGTGGTGGAACTAAAGTTGGTTCTTCATTAACTTTAGAAACGCCGAGTGTAACAGGTGCTGCTACTTATTATGCTTATGTGACCAGAGCTGTTAATAGGTACACCTTTACATTTAACGCTAATGGTGGTAGTACTCCTTCTTCTTCATCTATAAGTAAAAATTATGGTGAAGCTATTGGAACGTTACCTACTTGTTCAAGAGCTGCGGATAATACTTATACGTATGCGTTCGCAGGTTGGTTCGATACTTCTGCTACTAGCGGTGGTACTCAATTAACTATGACAACTAAGGTTACTTCTAATAAGACTTGGTACGCTAGATGGACTGCAACTTATAAGAATTATACGGTTACTTGGAATGGTAATGGTGGTACTCCTAGTAAGTCTAGTAGTTCATTCCATTACAATGACGCTTTAGGAACTCTTCCTACTGCTACAAGAACTGGATATACTTTTAAGGGATGGTCTACGTCAGCTAGTGGTTCTGTTAATATAAGCACAACTACCAAAGTTACTGGTAATGTTACTTACTATGCTGTATGGCAAATTAACAGTTATACACTGACTGTAACTGCGGGTGCAGGTGGTACTGTTAGTGGAAGTGGTACTTACAATTATGGTGCAACTGCTACATTAAAGGCTACACCGTCTGCTGGTTATCACTTTGTTAAATGGAGTGATGGTAATACGAATGCTAGCAGAACTGTTACTGTTACTGGAAATGCTACTTACACTGCAACGTTTGAACAAGATCCTTATTTGAATCTTGATAAAACTAGTCTAACGTTTGAAGCTGCTGGTGGTACACAAACTGTCAAAGTAACTTCTAATGTTAATTGGACTGTTTCTTAAATTTTTAAATGTTCCGCTACGCTTTGCAGACCCCAGTAGGGGAATAGCTTGTGGGGCGTGCGGAACTTCAAACTTTTTTACGAATAATTAAATTTTTATCATTATGATTGGAGATTCTGCTTTGAATGAAAGAGCAACTGCTGTTGAAATTGGGGGTTTGGTTGATGGAGTTGGTGCACCTGTTATGCGCGCCGGATATGCTTTGAAAGCTAAACCGAGTTGGATCACTTTAAGTGCTGTTGAGGGAACTGGTAACTCTCAAGTAGATGTTACTGCTCCGGTTTATAAAGGTCGTAACGGACGTTCTGGTTTGATTACCGTTACTGTTGAAGATTTGACTGAAGACGTTACTTTGCAGCAGGAAGGTTCTACGATTTGGGATGTTACTACTCAATCGTTGGCTTTCGTTAAAACCGGTGAAGCTAAGAAGTTCACTGGTAATTCCAATTTAGCTTCTATCACGTTTGCTGTTGATTCTTACGCTTCTGAATGGTTGACTGCCGGTAAATTGGTCGTAAATGAGAAAGAATATAATTCTGGTGCTGAGATTGAAGGTGATCCGGGAGCAGATGATGTTTACGCTTTCGAAATTACGTTTACCGCTGCTGCTAACCCAACGGTTAATACTCGTACCGGTAATATTATTGTAAATGGTCAGAAATACTCTGTAACTCAAGCCGCTGGTGATGCTACTCTGTCTGTATCTCCGACTGCATTGACTTTCGCTGCTGCGGGAGAAACTAAACAGATAACGATTACTACGAATACCGCTTGGACTATTTCGTAAGTCGTCTGTTAATTTGATTATAGGTCTAATAGGTACTAATATACTTATTAGACCTTTTGTTGTATATACAGATATTTAAACTGTGGAAGAAACAATTATTTTTAATCTTTTTAATTCTATAAGTTTTGCGTTTATTGCCATTGTGCTTTTAGCTACTTATGGTATTAATGAGATTGCTACTAAGATTGCTAAGAAGAAACTACCGAGATATTTCAAGTCTCTTGTTAGCTTAATCGTAGGTATTGCAACTATAGTGCTTTACTTATACAAATTAGATGCTTCATTGGAAACGGTGCTGCTATCTTTTCTGATATGTACCTTTGGGTATGATTTAATTATCAAACCTATACTCAAAGCTATAAAACGGCATTTTGCTGATTCTAAAAGTGTATGATCGCGGACTAAAGGAGTGCTACTGCTAAATTGCGTAGTACTCTCTTTTGTCATATCAAGGAAAATCATTGCTCGCTTAAATCATCGACTAAACGTTCTATTAATGATTTAAATTCCTTTAGGTATGACACCTGTGACTTATACTAATTTGAATAAGCTCTTATTAATTAGAGATATTCAAGAGATTGCTAAAACTTATATCAATGATGATAGAAGTTATCGTTGGATTCGGAAGAACAAAATTGCTGACATATATCATATTGGTTATGTAACTTTTATGAATTACATTAGTGTTCTCTCTATTAATGCAAAGATCGACGAAGCTATCGCTAAGAAGAAACGTTGAATATAATGTTCAACTATTGAGTATTAATGTTCATGTTATAAATCATTTCATTGTTATCAGTACTAATAGTAATATATTTGTTGTGCGTCTCAATGTCGAAATGCATTAAAACAAATTAATACTATGAATACTGAAAACGAAACTGGTGTTAAAGTTCCGAAAGGACAAATTAATTACAACACTGTTGCAGGTTCTTTAGGTCTTGCTGCTTTTGCAGGACTTGGATTGAGAAATTGGTTAGGTAACGGTAATGGTTCGGTTGCTGCTGGAGCTACTGCTGTTGCTGAAACTCAATTAGTTTCTGGTCTTATGGCTGAACTTGCTAAAGAGAAGTCTGAACGTTATGCCGATAATGTAGGTATAAATACGTTTAAAGAAGCTTTAGCTTTAATCAAAGAAGAACGTGAAACTCGTCAAGCTAACGACAAGATTATATTTGAAACTCTTGCTCGTTTGGATAAGGAATCTGCACTTAACAAACAGGATATTGAAAACTTCAAGAAAGAAGTCGCTCGTGAGTTCAGTGATGTTCGTCACGATTTCAAAGCTGCTATCGCTCTTGAAGCTGAACGTAGAGAATCTGCTGATGAACCTATTTTCGATTATGCAAATTGCAATTTCGTTAAGTACATCAAAAAGATCAATGCTGCGGAGATTTGTCCAGTTGTTGAGTTAGCGGCTCGTACTGCTGGTCCGGCTGTTCCGGATCCTAATGCTTCTACTTCAACTCCACAAGCTTAATCTTGAAGTAGTATGACTAACGCAGAACTTGTTGCAGTAGCTGTTGGTAAATGGTTAACACCAATCGTTAAAACTATTGGAGGTGGGATTAAGATTCCTGTTACTTCTGGTATCGGAAAGTTTATGGGTAGTGTTTTTGGTTTAGACCTTTCTACTTATAATCTTCTGAATGAATTAGATTTTATTATAGAGCCTACACTTGATTATATTATTAAGCCTCAGTTGGCTAAGTTATCTAAGTTCATACCTGATGAGCAGATTCCTAAAGTAGTTAATAGCTATCTTGATGCAGCTATTTCTAAAGCTACTGCTAAAGGTTCTGTGAATCTATTTGGTTTTGAGTTCGAAGCTACTGCTTTTCAAAATCTTAAACGTGAAATTGATAACTCTCTTAAAAATAATGTAAGTCATGATGAAAGACCCGCATGAGCATAGTGATATGCTACACGAAAGTGAAGATGTAAGAAAGAGGGATTATCGAAAGTATAAAGAACTCTACGGAAAACATTTTACTAAAGACCTATGTGAATGGGCTGTTGAACGTATGGAGAATCGTAATGGTACTACTCACCATTATAGTCTTGATGAAGTCAAATCTATTTGGCACAAATACAAGATGAATGATATTCATAACGCTAACTGGTATGATGTTATGTATGTAATGAATATGGCTTACGCAGATTTCTATGGTCGTTTGTTTACCGAACATCATGAATGTGCTATGTATGCTTATCTTTACATTAGTGATCCCGACGGTTACGAAGGTATTGCTTTCCAAAGATGGTTAGCTGATATTAAAGCTCAAGACGATGAAGTGCCTTGGCAGAGATTCATCTAATTAGTTTTGGTCGCAGGTGTTATTTATATCAAGGCAATTTTAATTATTCCTAATCCGACTACTGGTTCCGCTGGTAGTCGGATTTTTTTTGTTTATAGCAATTTATTCAAACACGCAAGTATGAATTATAAAACACGTTGTGTAATGAGTGGTATTTTTATTGCTATATTGAACCTGATTGGTGTTATTGTTTCATCTATTGGTGTTGTCTTCGTAAAAGAATGGATTGCTAAGAAGAGATGTAAGGTTATTACTAATCTTCTTACATCTAAAGCAGAATGTTGGATGCAACTCGATAAAATAGCCTCAAACATTAGAGAATCTCTTAATGCTAAAGGTGTTTACATTGCATACTTTCATAATGGTGGTAAGTTCTGTAATGGTATTAATATGGATAAGTTTACTGTTATCGCAGAAGATTACGATATTAGTATTACAGATCCTTATAAGAATCGTTATAAGAATGTTCTTACTTCTATTATGCCTTATACTATTCTACGCTTATACAGAGATAGTAAGTACATTTTCCGTATGAGTGCTTTGACAAGGTATCATTCTAATATGTATGTTGGGGATCTTCGTTCACGTGGATGTAATACTGCTATTAGCATTCTTATTCGTGACTTGAAAACTGATATGCCTATTGGCTTTCTTAGTGCTGAGTTCGAGTTTGACTTTGAACCTGACGCTGAAATGATGCAAACATTCTGGAAAAATCACAATCGTATTTCTCGCAATATGACTATGGTTATAGATGCGACAGAAGATACCATTAAAAACTAAAATACCATGACTGTTATTTACGCAAGAACTAGTCTGCCATCAAGGTGTGGTAGAGGTTTCAAAAATCAAAAGAACGTTATTAGAGTTACTAACCGGTATACTAATGCTGGTCCGTGGCACGGGGTTGTTCCAGTTAAGAATCGTCCTATTATGATCATAGGTAGTTCTGATACTCCTGAACTTAAATTGTCCACTAATCTTCTTAAATTTATCCCTAGAGGTGAAACTAAGGAGCTTGGTATTACTACTAATAAATCTTGGCGAATTGTTTAATGTATTATTATGGCAACACTTAATCAATTAGGAAGTAAGATTTCTAATATATTAGGTAAGCCCGGTGATCATAGCATTCAAGAGAGAGCTAAAGATGCTTGTAAGGCACTCTTTGCTACTTTTATTCGTCAGAGTATTGAGCGCAATGGTGTAGATGAGGTGCTTAAAGTTAGCTTTAATGTTCCTCTTATCTGCGTTCCGCTTACCGATATAGAAAATACATATGCGGGAATTGGTGCTAAAGATATGGTTCTTACTACTGAGCATCGAGTTCCTACACCTTTACGTATGCCTAATGATGCACCTTTTCTTCATGTTTATACTCAACATGATGATGGGAGTCTTATTACATATAAGTACGCTAATAATAGCATAGTTCCGCTCCTTACCACAGTCTATTCCCCTACTGGGGTTTGGGGAGTGTATCAAATCGTTAATGGTAAACTTAAAATTATTATCAAAAATACTCTCAAAAACTTTGAGATTGATGCTAAAAATTATAAGTTTGTAACAATCGTGTATGTAGCTGAAAATCCTGCTGAGGTTATCACTATGTATATGGAAGATGATGGTCAAGATATTGAACTTCCTCTTCCAGCTGATATGATAGAACGTATAACTTATGAGGTTCTTAGAACTGAATTTGGTATTAAGCCTACAGAACACGAAGTTAAGATTATTAGTGATGCAACTTATGCTCCTAATGATCCTAATGGTACTCAACGTTTAATCCATAATAAAGTAGAATAAACTATATGGAATCCATGCACTATTACCACGACTATCTCGAACAATGTTATAATACTATCGAGAAATTAAGTACTGATCTTCATAACATTTATGTTAGACGTAATAATCTAGCTAATATCTGTTATGCTAATCTGAATCTTCTTGAATCGAATGGAATAACTAAAGAGATTATTGATGATCTTATTTTAGGTAAACGAGTTAAAGGTGTTAAGCTCTTACGTAAACTTAATTGGAGTGACGAAGCTAAAGCAGTATCTCTTCGTATTACGTTTAATCGTTTTGTTTATCTATCTACTATTCGTATTCCTAAACTTCTTGCTATTATTAGATATTACGATTGGATGTGTCGTATTCCTTATCCAATATTTAATCAAATACAAAGAGGTCTTAATAAGTCTCTAATTGAGAATCTTATTCGTGGTGATAGTGTTTCTTTAGGTACTTACATCGGTAAGTTTCAAGTTCAACGTGCTGTTGCTAGAGAATCTGTTGATTGGGCTGCTTCGTTTCGTCTTAGAGATGAGATGATTGCTGCTGGTATCGAAGTTAAGAGTTTTCTTAATCCTTATGGTAAGAATTGGCATGTTAAATCTGATAATCCGTATTATTGGTTCTGTAAATGGATACGTCATAATATGGGTGTTGATGTTGTACCTAATCAAATATTCTATAAATTTAAACCTAATCATTGTCATGTAAACATTATGACTAGTGATAAGGTGCTTAGGCATAAATCTATAGAAGAAGTTATTAAAGCGGATAATCTTGCATTTGATGCTAAACTCAAATACATGATTGAACATGATAAAACTATTATGGATAGGTATCCGCCTACTAAAAGCAAAAGAGAACGTATTAAAAACAATGAAGTAGATGAATACATTAGACCAAAACTTGATTAGTTCTAGTGTTGTTATTCATAGGATTATAGAAGATTATGATGTTCATTCTATGGACTTTATGACTCGTATTCCTACTTGGATATGTGAAGCTCTTGCTGATTTAAATATTCAACAGCATCTTATTAATGTTGGTAAAGTTATCGACTTTGATGAGTATCGTTGTGAGATTCCAGAGGGTTGTGAGAATATACGTCTTGTTACAATTAATGGTAAACGTGCGGATTTTACTACTAATCCTGCTCCATTTGAGCATGATGATGGAAATTATATACCGCTCGCCGTTTCATTCCCGATAGGGATAAACCTTACAGAAAATGTCGTTTTTGACTTCATACGAACGATTTCCGGCAGTTTATATACATATTCGATTAATGGGTCGTATTTGCATCTGAATGTCAGAAAAGGCACGCTGGGCATCTTATTTCACGGGTTGCCAATGACACTTGACGAGATTCTTAAAATCAATGTTCCTCTTATACCTAATAATGATGTTCTTATTGATGCTCTAAAGAACTTTGTTATGATGCGTATTCTTCAACGTAATTACAGGCATCCAGTTTTAAATCTTAGAGATAGTAATCCTTACACTAATCCAGCACTTGCTTACGATAATGTTAAAATTAAAGTTCGCAATGCTTGTAATAGGCTTACTAAAGATAAACGTGATGATTGTAGTAGGTCGTTATTAAACTTCTTAAATATGAAAAATCATTATGTGAACGGCTATGAAAGTAAACGCAGGTCTTTACCCTAATGCGAATCCGTCATTAGTCAATAGTGATACTAAGTCTTATGCACTTAATGTTCTATATAACGAGGATGGTGAGACTCTTATCAATGAAAATGGATTTGAGAAACATCATAATTATTCTGATTATGGTCAGTGTATTGGCACCATTCCGATTCCCGTTGGAGTGGTGCTTTTTTTTGTTAATAGAAACGGTGCTAATCCTAGTGTACCTGACGGAGATTACATTATATGGCATAGTGATGAAACTATTGAAGGTGATATAAAGTATTCAGATGTTATTTATAAAGCTCCTCTGGTTGGCGATAGTACAGTTTTAAACTTTAGTGAAGATCGTCCTATTACTGGTGCTTATTCTTATAACAAAAATAATCATCTGATTATTACTTTTACAGAAGGTAATTCGACTGCTGCTAATGAAACTCGTTTGATGAATCTTAATACCTTTTGTGATGACTATGGTCTTGCAAAAGATTATTCTGATAATACTACGACTATTTACAGTTTAGGTACTGATTTAACTAAAGAGAAACTATTGAATCTTATACCTGATGTTGAATATCCTACATTAACAGTTCAGTCTATTGATGGTGGTGGTTTACTTGCAGGCTCATATCAATTTGCTGTTGCATATAAACTTAAAACCGGAGATTATACTGATTATTCTCTGTTATCTCCTACATACTTTGCTGCACCTAAATACAATGAAAGTATTAAAGCTGGTCAGCTTACTTCTCGTAAGTTTCAAATTGATATTACTAATATAGATTCTCAGTTTGATGAGTGTAAACTTGGTATTATCTATAAAGGCGAAGATGAAGAGAAAGCTTATGAGTATGAAAATATTGATATTAAAGGTAAAAATAGTACAACGGTTTATATCAGTGGTATCAATAGTTTAAATACAGTTACTCTTAATGATATTGTAATTGGTAATATTTCATATATTAAAGATCAAGCTCATACTAATTTTAATTCACAACTTATTCGTGCTAATGTTAGTATGAATGATATTACCGGTCTTGACAAGCATATCAAAGATAAAAATCTATGTACTGCTAATGGTCTTAATGGTACTGGTAATATTAAAATTAAAGAAGAATTATTCAAATCTGTTGGTGATAAAGGTGACTTTGAAAAGAAAGATCTTTCTAATGATACTTGTATCAAAGATAATGAATACTACTTCTTATATTTAGGTCTTATTGATTATAAAGGTAAACTTATTAATGTTTATCCTATTTATAATACTCAAAAGAGTAGTTATTACTTCAAGACTTCTAACTTCAATATGATCGGTAGTGATGGTGCTGTTAAACATCGTATGTTTAGATTTAAATTCGATCCTACAGATTTCTTTTCTAAACTATTTAAAGATACTACTAAAATTGAAACCGCTGATGGTCTTGAAGAAGTTGGAGTTATTGCTCGTAAACAAATTAAATCTTGGGTTGTTTACATGGCGCAACCTAATAGTTCCAATAGTAATTGGTGTTGTCAATCGCTTGTTGTTCGAGATTTAGCTTATTCTAATGTAGTTGGTAATAACTATAAAGGGGCTTTTGCTTCTCGTGATAGATATAGACTTTATCCTCTTGAATATCTGATTGAAAAAAAGACTATGCCACAAGTTAAAGCTTATAGTGTTCGTAGTGCTTATGAACGTATGACTTGGAGGCATTGTTTTAATCGTCAAAAGAATGATACTAAAAATGAGAAAGGGGATAGTTCTGATTTATGGGATGAAGGTGGTGATTTGATTCAATCAGTTCTTCTTTCTGATTCACTTATTGTTAATGGTAGACTTAATGGACCTACTATTAAACCTGAATTTATTGCTAATAATAATTCAGCCGTTTCAAATATAGCTGCTGATTCTAGTTATAAATTTAGTAAAAATGATGGTCTCGATGATAACGCTATGTTTGATAGTAAATATTATCCAAATGAATGGAATAATAAAAGTTATCAACGTGTTACTATTACTTATGAAAATGGTGACTTACTAGATCCCGGATTTGAATATAACAAAATATGTAAAGATTATTCTGCTGCTGGTGAATGGAAAGGTGATGATAATCCAAATAGTCATGGGGATGATAGAACTGTTGCAAGATTTCAATGGTATTCTATCATTGAAAATAATCGTGCTATTATAGATTGTTATTATCATGATCGTAATGCAGATGATATATTCAAAACTATTGATGTTTATGCTCAGAATCTTTCTTGTATATCTCCTATTGTTAGAGTTGAATATCATCCTGTAACATATACTGCTACTACAAAAGCTCAATATCTCAAAGGTGATACTTTTGTTGCATTTATAACTCAACGTTGTGTTGCTCCTGCGGCTGGTTTCCAACATGAAGGAGCTGGTGCTACTATCGCTAATTGTCATAGAATTATCATTAGTTATTTCATATTTAGTCGTATGAATCTTCAATGTCGTCATGATGGGCTTGGAGTTAATAGTAGTGCTTATAAGATATTCGAACGTAATATTTCTAATACTGCCGAGAATGATATTGAGAAAGCTATTCGTTGGGCTCCTAAGAATAATTATTATCAAGAAGCTGATAACTTAGGTCATGTTAGTTATCCTATTGATAACTTTTGGAATACCGAGGATGGTAAGTGTTATGAGACTTCTATGAATTGGGATGGTTTTAAAGATGCAGTTATTATTAAAAAGATTGACGATATTAAAACCTTTCCTTCTCGCATTATACGTTCAGATGTTAATCCTAGTGAATCTACTGATATTGGTTGGCGTCGATATAAAGCTGATGCTTATAAAGATGTTTCAATTCAAAAAGGTGCTATCGAGAATGTTCTATCTGATGATATTGCTTTATATATTCAGCAACAATATACATTACTTGTAGCTGCAATTAAAGATACTCTAGGTAACAATGATGAAAATACAACTTATGTAGGTACTTCTGATTTGTTTCAACGTGAACCTAAAGAAATTATTTATAGCACTACTGGTAAAATTGGTTGTAACAATCGTTTTAGTGCTATTATTACGCATCGTGGTTATCTTGTTTGTGATGTCGAAAAAGGTGAGATTTATCTTGTTAAGAACGACCAAAGCGTAAGCGAATTGTCCGATTTAGGCTTCAAAGAATGGTTTAAAGAGCATATCTACGCTAATGCTACTAATCCATTGTCGCATAGTGGATGTTTCTTTACATACGATGAAATGCACCAAAGATTTATATTCACTAATAAGATTATAGATAAAAATGGTACTATTGACTTATATAAGTCTTATTCTATCTCCTACTCATTAAAGACTAACTTATGGACGTCTTTTCACTCGTATATCGGAGATTATTCATACATTAACCGGCATGGAATCTTCTATATAACTAAAGGTTCTCTTTTTAAGACTGATGCTAAGAATAAAGGTATTTACTTTGATGATGTTATTCATCCTAGTGTTGTTCAATTCATTTATGCTACTGAGCCTACTATAAGTAAACTCTTTAAGCATATTGAATGGCGTAGTCAGCTTATTAATGGTCTTATGAATAATGAAGATAATATACGTTATCTCTATAATAAAACTATTGATTGGTTGATGTTTCATACTGATGTTCAGTGTACAGGTCTTATGCCTATGAGTGTTAGTCCTATTTGGTGGGATAATGAAACTCTTAAATATAAAGCTGGTCGTTATCTTTGGAATCGTATTGAAGACTTCGTTGAAAATGATCATGGTCAATGGAATCCTAATCCTAATCTTATTAATTTTATGGATAAAGATGCTATTGACACTCTTATTGAACTTTCAGCTAAATATCAAAAGCCTTGGTATGATATTGCTAAGTTTCATAATGCTTGGACTTATATAACTATGATATATGAGAATAAGTTCTTTAGTCAAGAAGCGGATGATTATGTAGATGATATTACTAAATATCCTGACGCTACTCAGCTTGATTTAAGACTTACTAATATTGAAGTTATGATTGATAAAGATACTCGTTTATAATTAGTGTTGCTCTTTAACGATCTCCAGACCCCGGTAGGGAAAGAGCTTGTGGTAAGGAGCAACACTTTGCAAATACTATTAGTATGCCAAATAAATATAAACGTACTAAGGTCGCTGATGATGCTCAAGCTAGACGTCTTCTTATTGATATTTTTACTAAGTATCATCAAAGTAAAGATATTAATAATAGATCTCTAGGTTTAGCTATTCAAGCTCTTGATAAAGAGAGTAATACTAAAGGTCTTATAGGTCGTCCTGAGATTCATAAGATTGATTCTCTTTATCAAGTCGGTGCACCTGCTCGTGAAGTTGTTAAGTATATAGCAGAGACTGGTGTTGGTACTAAAGGTTACAATACTAAAGTCTTTACACCTCAACAACTAGCTGATGATGGTGTTATTAAACGTATGCGTGATTTTTACAATTATGCTAAGAAGCGTGGTCTTAATCATGCAGCCGCTACTGGTTTAATGTCTATGGTTTATGGTGAGACGTTAAATGATTCGATTGATGATCTATTTTCATCTAATAAAACTCAAAGAGCTACTGCTAAAGGTGATAATAGAATTGTTAATCATGGTTTATTTAGTTTTGAGAATCTACGTAAATGGGATGATAAGAAAGATAAAGGTAAACCTAAAACTAATTGGGTTGAAGATCCTAATTATACTTATGGTAGTTATCAATCTTATCTTAAAGCTAATAAACGTAAAGATAGTTTAGAATCTCAATTTGATTATTATCTTGATACTTATTTACCTTCTAAAGATAGTAAATTTAGTACAGATAAAGTCAATGCTATGTCGGCTGAAGATGCTTCTGTTTACTTTATGAAGAATCAAAAACCGGGTTTTACTGTTGATGATTCTACAACTAAAACGCTTAGAAGTCGTGCTAACTTCTTATTTAAATCTGAATTTAATAATGGTGGTATGATTAAAAACATTTCAACTCTTAAAGCTTACCCTCGTCGACGTAGATACGCTGGTGGAGGTGAAGTTGCATTTAGAGATAGATTCGGGGATGTTCAAGGTCATAGTTATGGAGCCGAGAAAGGTATTCAAGGAGCTTCTACAATGTCTGGTTTAAGTACCGGTGCTACTATTGGTGGTGGACTTGGAGCTGGAGTTACTGCTGCGGCTGCCGCTGGATCTTCTGCGTTAGCTGGTACAACTTTTGGAGCTTGGGCAGGTCCTATTGGTATGGCAGCAGGTGCTATTATTGGTGGTATTGTTGGATTATTTACTGGTCGTAAGAAGAAACGTAAAGCTAAGAAAGCTGCTGAAGAAGCTGATAGGCAACGTCAGATTGTTGCAGGTAATGAACGTATTCTTCAGGATGAACTTAAATTATCCAACACTGCTCAACAAGAAGGTGCTCTTGATATGTATGGTGACTCTAATATTACAGGTGTTACTGGTTATCAAGACGATGCTAGCTTCGGTAGTGACTTAGTTCAACCGACTGTTCAAGGCACTCCATTTGGTGATGTTGATCCTAGTTCTGCTTTTGGTAGAATTGCTGCTCGTTGCGGTGGAAGACTTAAATGTAAACGTTGTGGTGGTAAAGCTAGACGTTATATCGACGGTGGTATGATTGAAGAAACATCTTCTAATACCGCAGAAGTTAATGGTCCTTCTCATGAACAAGGTGGTGTTCCTTATGGACCTAATGCTGAAGTAGAAGGTGGTGAAGCTCTTATGACTGACGCAAATAATGCTTATGTATTCTCTGATACTTTAAAGTATAATGGAACTACATTTGCTGATCTTGCTAAACCTCTTATGAAACATAAAGGTTATCTTGAAAGTTCTCTTCCAGTTAAATCTATGATGCTTGGTAGAATACTTTCTCTAACTGACCGTAGTACTTATGCAATTGATCGTAATACTAATGGTCGTAACGCTGAGAAAGCTAATGCTGATCTTCAAAGAACTAATGCACAAATTGCTGCAATTCAAAATGAACTTGCACAACTCTATAATCTTCAAGAAAGTATGAAAGCTGAATCTGGTATGGAAGCTGAACCTATTGAAGCACGTTGTGGAGGTAAAATTAGAAAGTATTATGATGGTGGTCAAATTGTTGATATTTCTGTTCCTGTTTATGGTACTCAACGGAATAATAGTGGGAGTTCTATTACGGGACAAGAAGTAACTTTTACATCTAATGATAAAACTCAAATTCAAAATCCTTTAACTACTATTCAACAAGGTATGCGTTGTGGTGGTAGAACTCGCAAATATGCTGGTGGTGGTTTTATAAGTCCGGGATTTGTTTCTGAAGTTGGTGGTAATCTTATTGGTGGTATAAGTCAACTTATTACTAATAAAGGTTTAATTAATCGTATGGAAAGTATGCGAGTTCCTGAGACTCCTCTTATGGATCGTGTAGAACTAGAAACTGATATAAATACTGACGCTGAAATTGGAGATATTAATAATACTGTTCGTAGTCTTGAAAAATATATTACAAGTAACAGTTCTAATTCTCAAGTTGCTCGTCAGTCTATATTACTTGCTAGAACTCAAGGTTCTCGTATGCGTAGTAGAGTTAAACAAGATGAACATAATAAAGAAGTTGAGCTTCGTAATCGTTCTCGTATGGCTAACGCTGAAATTGCTGCTAGAAATAGTCAAATTAGAGCTGAGAATGAAGCTAATAAGTTTAATCATCAAATGGAGATTGTTCAACGTAGAAGTCAACAAGGAGCTGCTATTGGCGATATGATTGCTAGTTTAGGACGTTCTATTGGTACTGCTTATCAATCTAAATTTGATATGGAGAACTTACAAACTGCTAATCTTATTAGTGTTCTTAAAGATGATAAATCTAGGGATTATATTTTTGATAATATGCCTAAAGATACTCTTATGCGAATGTTTGGGATTAGTAGTCTTAAAGATCTTAAAAAGATTCAAGGCGGTTCTACTGTTCCTAAACGTTCACTTCGTACTAAACGTTTAAACAGAAGAGGTTCTATTGTTCCTGATGCTGTTACTATGCCGGATTACTATTATAATTTTGCATAATGCTATACGTTTTATACATATTGACTTAAATCCTACACCCTCTATCGTTAATTCGGTAGAGGGTATTGTTGTTTATAATAACTTACATGATATGGCAGTTAGACTAAAATATGCTGATCTTACTTATGTCAAGCAACCTGATGCTAGACCTCTGGACTTGACGTCATTTAGAGAAGCTGGTGCAGCTATAACAGCTGCTGCTGATAATCTGCAAGAACGTGCTATTCGCAATGAAAACGCATATAATGAAATGGCTATTAAGATGTCTGAATATAATGCGATTCAAGGTGTAGATGAAGAAGCTCTTGCAGGTAAAATTAATGAAACTCAAGAACACATTAAAGCTAAAGTTGATGAAGATGGAGGCTGGTTCTTCGCTGATACAGCTGTTAGCGATGGTGCTCGCAAGTTTCTTACCGATGAAGGTGTTAAAACAATTCTAAATAATAAAGCTCAATTTGATGCTCTTATGCAACAAAATGAAGCTAGTGATGCTCCTGAAGAATACAAAGCTGCAAATAGAGCTATGATTCTTGAGAAGTTTAATAAAGCTGGTGGTAGTCTAGGTGGTAATGGTAAACAAGCAATTACTGCATTTGGTACTGCTCTCGGTAAAGGTCACGATCGTTCTATATATCAAAAAGAGCTTCTTGAAATGATGAAAGCATGGAAAGCTGATAAGCGTTCTGTATTTAATGCTGAATTTATTAAAGATGCTACTGATTTGATGAATATTCCCGGTACATCTGAACAAGTACAAGCTACTGTTCAAAAGATTATTGCGGATAGAGGTGGTAATCTTTCCGGTGTTCTTACTCGTGATAGTACAATTGAATCAGTAACAGAAGATGAGATTCGTGAAGTATTCACTGCTGTTCTCTCGGCTAAACCTGAATTTAGAACAGCTATGGCTAAAGAAGCTGAAATTGATAAGTGGCTTAATAGTAAACAAGGTGGTACTAATAGTTCACTTGTAACTAACGCTCTTAAACAATATGTTGCTACTGACCCTAAGATGCAACAAAGTATGTTATCATCTTCTGATTTTACTAAGCTAACTAAAAAGCAACAAGCTATCGCTTTACAAGATCCTGCTGTTATTCAAAAGTATATTGATCAAGGTATGGCAAATAGTATGAGTGCTTTGCAACAACAACCTAATGAATCTGATGAAGCTTATCAAGCTCGTATGGGTGCTACTTATAATAAAATCTATACAGAGCAAAATATAAGTTCATTATTGAATATGGCTAAGATTGGTGCTTATACTTCTGTTGAAAGTAAGACTGATGTTAAATGGTTTGATAATCTTCTTCTCGATTCTCTTAAAGCTAAAAGAGAACAACTTGAAAAGATTAAAGGTCAAATGACTGAATCTATTGGTTTTACTAGAGCTAATCTTCCGGGTAATGCTATGATTGCTGTAGTAGATGCAAATATTAAAACTGCTACAGAAGCTTTGGATAATGCCAAGGCTACTATGGCTAAATATGAAGATGCGGAAGATGATCAGTCTCGTTATCTTTATCAACAAGCTGAAAAGTCTTATATTGATGCTCAAAACATTATTCAACAAAATAATGCTATTTATGATTCAATGTTTAGACAACTTGATGGTAATAATCCTGATCATAGTGAAGTTATCGAAGATACTAAAGCTGAACTTTTAAGTTATTACCGAGGAGATAATAAAGATGAACTTGCAGCTGCTATTAAAAGTCTTAAACGTCCAGAAGATATAATTAATACTTTCTTACGATACGGTGAAGGTGCTGAATTGAAAGACTTTAGAGCTAGCTTATCTTATACTGGATTTATAGATAAAGGTAAAGTTGATAAAAGTAATCTTACTAGATACTTTTTAACTGCTGCAAATAATGTAGGTATTAAACCACAAACAACACCTATTACTCTATTTACTCCTATTAGTAATAACAAAGCTGCATTCAGTGATGCACTTGATGGTGTTGCTAGACTTCTCGAAGATAACGCTGGTATTTGGAACTTTGCTACTGCAAGTCTTGGCGATGATCCTGAAAATGCTAAGTTCTTAGAAAAAGTTATCGGTATGCCTTTGACTTCTAGTGAAGATTTTAAAGATATATTTAGTTCTCGTAAGAGTGGTTCTGGTAATAACGCTGTATATCAGATGTCAGCTAGAAATTTATCTATTGGTTCTGATGCTACAGGTCGTTTATATTTGAAAGTTACTATACCAGCTCAAGGTGATAATCAAGTTCCTAGAGAAGCTATATTATATACTGATGATGATGGTGCTAATATGGCTCTTAGAGATGCTATGAGAAAAGGTGCTCAATGCTCATACAATCAAGCTATGACTAATCCTTATGACGCTTATCAAAGACAAACTGCTAATGAAATTATGACGTTTAGTGGAAATATTGAACAGCTTGGTGCAGATCTTTCTCGTATTACTAATCCTCAAGAACGTTCTCTAAATAGATTTAATACTATCGGAGATCAAATGGTAAGTAATGTATCTCAAGCTCTTGATGTTATTACTAATGATACTAATATTGATCCTCGTGGTAACTATTATCCTATAACGTCTGGTGATTTTAAATATAATATTACTAAGCATCCTAGTGGTACTTATAGTGTTAATGTTCAAAAATATAATCCAGCTTTGAATCGTTACGTTAATATTGAATACGCTAAAGGTTCTTTAAATTATTCTTTTGCTGATAATGTTTCTTTACGTAATAATTTACCTGCATTGATATACAAACTTAATCATGGTAATGAACTTAAAGAAAACTTCATTCCTACTCAATATCTTACTCCTCAGCAAAAGAGTGCTTATGATGTTTCTTATTGGTCTAATGATCCTCTTATGTTAAGATAATATGCCTAACGATAAAACGTATGAAGCAATACCTCTATTTGGAGAGGATGGCAAGATTCAATATAATGGTGAAGTTAAACCTATATTTGATCAAATAGGTTCTCAATCACCAGATAATCGTATGGATAATGACGAATATCTGAATCTTACCAAAAAGCATAACGGTAGCATAGGTATTACTCCTAGTAACTATCGTAATTATGTAGAGAGTCGTGCGAGAAATCAATCTACTTGGAATCGTATTGGTAACTCTCTTGTTCAAACTGTTGGAGAAATAATTGGTGGTACAATTGAAAGTGCAGGTTCTATACTTGCACTTCCTGCTAAACTTGTGGGAAGTGATGAAGTTTATACTCGTAACTTCTTAGAACGAATTGGTAATTCTATTAATGAAGGTACTAGAGAAGCATTTCCTATTTATATGACTGAACAAGCTCAACATGGTAGTTTGTTAGATCGTATGGGTGGAGGTGGTTATTGGGCGTCTATGATTCCCTCTATATTAGGTAGTGCTGCTAGTATAATGCTACCTGCTCGTGGTGCTTCTCTATTACTTGGAAAAGCTTTTAGAGGTGCTGTGAATCTCGGAAGTAAATCTAAATACGTTAAAGATGTATTTGGTATTGCTAATGAAATGCAGAAAGCAAAAGCTCTAAGTGGTGCTAGTAAAATTGCTGATGTTTATGGTTCTGCTGTAATTAGTAGAGTACTTGATTCTTCACGTGAAGCTTATGGTACTTATGAACAAGAACGTGAATGGTTTCTTAATAATTATAAGAACTATGTTGAACGTGATGAAAATGGTAATGCTATTCTTAAAGCTCCGGGATTAGAAGAAGTTCCTCTAAATGATACTAATATTGAAAGTATTGCTGATAGATATGCAGATAATGCAGCTTCTAAAGGTTATTGGAGATCTATGTCTAATATAGCTTATGACGTAGTTGAATGGATGAATATCTTAGGTACTGCTAAAACTCTTACTAAAGCTACTAGAGATAACATTCGTAAAGCTATGGCAACTGGTGATAAATTTGCTATAGTTCGTACATTAAACGCTATACCCAATGCTGATAAAGGTCAAATTCTTAGAGCTATTGGAGGTTTCGCTGGAGGTTCTCTTGCTGAAATGGCAGATGAAATGACTATGAGTATTGCGATGCAAGAAGGTACTCATGCAGCTCGTAAAGATTTTGGTTTACTTTCTGATACTGACGCTCTTACTGATTTTAGCATGAGAGTTAGTAGTTATCTTAAAGATCCTGATATTTGGACTGAAGGTATTGGAGGTCTTTTAGGTGGTGCTGGTATGCAAGCAATAATGCCATTTATTGAAACTAAGATCAATAAACGTGGTATTGAAAGAGAACATGAATATCTTAAAGGTATTGAACGTGCTACAGAAGCTATGCGTTCAGGTCTTGATGGTATTGTTGAATCTCTTGCAGAAGGTGATATTGTTGGTGCTAAACTAAAAGAACAAGAAGCTATTCTTAATCAAGTTGCAGCTAATAGTCTTGATGGTTCACTTGAGTTCTATAAAGAGATGCTTAGAAATATGAGTGCTTCTCTTAAAGAAATTCAATCTATTAAATATAGAAAAGATAGAGGTGAAGCTATTAGTGCCGAAGAACAAATTGCACTTGATAAAGGTGAATCTTTACTTGCAAATGCTGATTACTTTGAACAGACTCTTAATAAGATTGAAGCTGTTGAAGATATTTACAATAAACATTTCGATGCAGTCAATGGTACTACCGATAAAAATCTCTATGAATATCAACGTCGTATTGCTACTCTTGAAGCTCAAAAAAGACTTAATGAACTAGAACTCGAAGCTATTACAGCTAATCCTGCTGAATATCAAAAGCGTGCTGCTGAATCTAAAGAGTATCTTAGTAATTATGTTGATTCTAAATATACAGACGATAATATTCGTATAGCTAAGAAAGCTGATATAAATACTTATGCTGAAAATAATGCAACTCTTGAAGATGCTAAAGCTGCATTAAGTGTTTACGATAAAATGATTGCTAGTCTTAAGAAACAAATAAGTGAACTTAAAAATGCAATCACTAATGCTCCTAAAGATGCTACTGCTGAACAATTATTAGGTCTTAAAATAGCTCTTAAAGGTGCTAATAGTAAACTTGAATCTTACAATAAAACTCTTAGTGATATTAGTAATATTCGAGATACAGCAACTAAAAACATTGAAGCTCTTAATTTAAATAAAGATGATAAAGAGGCTGCTCAACAAGCTAGAACTCTTTTATCTAATCTTACTAATCCAGAAGAAGCTAAACGATTCTATGAAAATAGAAGAACTGCTATTAATGCTGAACTTGATTATTATCGTAATGGTAATGGATTTGAAGATATTAAAGATCAAATCAAATTATATGAAGATGAAATCAAAGCCTCTACTGATAAAGATCTAACTGATAAACTTAATACGTATCAAACTTCTGAAGCTTTACAAGCGGATGAATCAAAGTTCTCTGATTCAGACACAAGAAAAGCTGCATATAATGCCCGTCTTGCTAGACTACAAAGACGAGAATCTGACACTAAAGCCGCTAATGCTCGTAGAGAAGCTGCACTTAAAGCAGAACAAGAACGTCAAGCGAGACAACAAGAAGAACGTGATGCGCTTGCAACAGAAGAAGATTCAAATGCTGCACCGATAGGTAGCGGTACATTTGGTAGATCTTATAGAGAATTTGAAGGTATTAAACCTTTATCCAATGAAGCTTCTAGTCTCTATAATGCTCTTATGTCTGAATCTCAAGTTACAGATTCACCTCTTGCTAACGTTATTGAGAATAGACGTAAAAGCAAATCTCTTACTTCTAAAGATGCAATGCTTCTTGAAGAAATTAAAGAATTCAATGATGCTACTAATAGAGCTTTAGATAATTCATTTGATACTCTTACGACTACAAATCTTAAATGGATTGTTACTCGTATTGCTGCTAAATACTCTATATTCGATAATATATTCTTCGGTCGTAGATTCAATTGGGTTGATGCTGTTACTAAAACAGAAGTTGAATATGCGCCCAGTGTAAATAACGGTGATCTTAGTGCTGAACTTAATAGTTATTTGTGGCATCTTAGTCGTTATACTGCTCAAGTTCTTGAACAAAGTGGTAGACCTCTGCCTAGTTTCTTAGCTGATGTTCACTTTGGTTTAAGTGAGACTACTAAGACTGATATTAATACTCTTACTAATAAAATTATGCAGGAAGCTAAGAGTATGCAAACTAAATTTGATATTATCAATAATACTATAGAAGATAACTTAGGCCGTAAGAATCCTAAATATGCTTTGTATGTATCTATTGGTGGTGTTGAATATAGAGTGCTTAATACTCCGAATCCTCGTAAAGATGTTGGTATTGTTATTGAAGGTTTTGAGAATCAACTTAATCGTTATGTGCTTACTCCTGCTAATATAGCAACTCCTAACGATGATTATATTCTCATTGCTAGACAAACACAAAGCTCCGCTCCTGACCAGTCCTTGTCTCCTACCGGGGGCTACAAAGCTCAACAGAGTTCTACTAATGAAACTATTGCTCCTAAAACTGAGATTACAGAGACTGTTTCTAGTGCTAATGGTATTACTACTGAATTTGTAAGTGATGAAAGTTCTACTAATACCGATGATGCGCCAATCGAGTTTGTAACGGCTTCAAATCAGCCCCTTATAGACTTCAAAATTGAGGGTATTGATACTAAATCCATGCTCAAATTTTTAACGTCTCTAATGAGCCAAGAGGGGGTAAATTTGGCACTATTCGACACGGATTTGATAAACGCCTTAGTGCTGATTCCGAAGTTGCTTAGAAACACTAAAGTTGGTAGTAAGTATGCTTCTGATGCTTATATTAAAGCTCTAATGAATAAATACTTTACAGACGCTAAACTTACCGGTGTTGAAACTAAGATTATTGAAACTGCTAAGAAAGTTGCAGCTGCTGTTAGTATTAATATCGATGAAGGGGGAAATTCAATTCGATTGAATACTGCTGAAAATTGTCGTAATGCTATCAATGCTCTTGATAATCTTAAGAGTTTATATAAAGATGAATCTAAATGGCAGTCAGATATGCAATCTCTTACGGATGCTCTGAATACTGTTTATGAATCTGATCTTGTTGCTAAGTTTGCACAAGTTCTTACTCAATCTACAGATTATAATTCCGATGCTATTGCTATACGCCTTGATGAAACTCTTCATAACAAATTTGCTATGATTGCTCAAGACTTAGGTGGTATCTTTGTTGATAATTTTAATCTCTTTGGTACGCTTGTTGCTTTTATTAGTGATAGAAGTGGTTTTAGAATTAATAAGATTAATTATTATGATCTTGTTAATGGTATGCGTGAATATCGTGGTGATAACTACAAAGAACTCATACCTGAAATCATGTCTATTATGAATATTACTAATTATCTTCATAATGAATTTAAGAATAGACGTGATTACTATAGTGCTAGATTTGCAGTAACTAAAGATGCTACTTATAAAGAGCTTTATAATAATTATAGTTTCTTTTATGATCTTATAGATGTTGCCCCTACTAATGGTTTACCTTTAACAGAAGCTCAAGTTCTTGATTTTATTAATCGTACACCTGAGATTAAAGGTAGAACATATCATGAAGGTCTCGATATTAACTTTAGTCCTAACGGTGCTCCAGAGAATATTCTAGGTAATAGTACTGCTACTAACTTGGGTATTTATGAGTTACTTGATGGTATTAAAGAAGGTGATGAGGTTACTGTAGTTCAAACTGATTTAGAAGAGAATCCTAATAGAGCTTCTTATGATGTTGTAATGAATCGTAATGGTAAAGAGTATAAATTAGGTTCTATTCCTAAACTCGAAACTATTACAAATGGTATAGCATATACAGTTCAAGGTGCGAATGGTGTATATTATCCACGTAAATTTGCATTTACTGATGATATGGCTAAAACCTTTGCTGAATATCAAAGAGAGCTATTTAGATTCATGTATCATTACGATATTGCTTTTAATCCTCGTAATAATATATCTGTTAAAGATAGAGAGAACTCTGAACATAACATTGATATTATCTTTGATCAGTTTAGAAAAGATCGCTTTAAGAAGCTAATGGATACACTTAAAAAACTTGTGTATTCTAATCTTACATCTAAGCAGATTAAAGATATTATGGATAGTCAGACAATGATTGGAGTTGTTGATTCTGAATATACAGGTGATACTGACGGTGAAATTTCTATTGATAATGTAGCTCTTTCATTTAATCAAATATATCAAATTTGTACTGATTTATTTCCTGCTTCTAGAATTAATCATTCAAATATGGATAGTATTATGAATGCTACGGCTATTACGAAACATTTCAATGACGCTGTTAATCGTCATGAAATGATCTTCCGTAATAATCAAGCTATTCGTAATGATATTCGCTTTACAGGTTCTAATACTTTTAGAATAAGTCATATTAGTGCTGGTAGAATACTAATTAATGATGAAGCTCACAACGAAGATCATGAAGCTAAACATGGATTACCTATTATGCATCATCGTAATTCTTTATTAGATTCTATTAAGCCTACTAAAGATGTTCTTGATTCTAAAGGTAAACCTAGAGTTCAAATACTAGCTATTGATGAGAATGGTGTTGGTAGAGATCCTAAAACTGGTGGTATTGTTCAGAATATAGATAAGTTTGCAACACCTCATGTAGCTGATACTTTTATTGGTAATAGACGTCATGAAGTTGTTGTTATACCTCAAACTGATTCACTTAATACTGTATTCCCTATATATCCTAATACTATTATGGGTTCTATCACTGATGAAACAGAAGAAGCTCGTATTAGTAAATTAGGTAAATATACAAAATATATTGGTGATGCTATTAAAGAAATTCTTGCTCTTAATACTGGTAATATAACCGAAGCTAGACTTGATATTTCTAATAGACTTCAAAATATTATTATATGTAATGAACGTAGTAGTGCTGTTCAAGATGATATTTATTTTCAATCTGGTAACAATGGTGATGGTAGTAAACGTTATGTAATGCTCAAAGCTGTTCTTGGTGATGGTAAAGGTAAAGAAGCTTATCATAAGTTTATTCAAACTACTATTGATGGACGTGACGCTGTTATTCATTATACTTCTAGTAATAAACTTGATGTTGCTAACTATAATGGTGCTTTAAATCATCCTAGTTATCCACATACTGTTTATTACTTAGATACTCCTGCTGATGTTCAAAAGTTTAATAATAAACTTAATAGTATAATTCCTAATCTAGTT